GGTGATGACGACGTTGCTAACTCAGATGACGACGACTTCACAGACGACGCATAAGGATAAAGTATGGGGAGACCTCTTAATAAACGTTTCTTTGGTACAACTGCCTCTGGCGGTGATGAATCAAATGAACAGAACTTAAATGTATCAGTAAAAGTTGGAGCAAACTCTGCAACTGATCTTGGTATTATTTTAAGTCAGCGTTCAGAAACATCTTTTAAAGTCAACGATAACCCAGCAGGAACTGGTAACGCAGGTATTTGTACATTGGTTAATAAATCAACACCGTCTTTAGCGGCTAATGAAATGTCGTTACAAGGATACGTTGCAGGCCAAGGTGCAGTATATATTCGCAAAGTAATGAATCGTAGAATGATTGATTTCAATAACAACAGTTATACTTGGTCAATTGACGATGATTCAACAAGCAATATTCTTGTGTTAGTAGCAGTTTAACTGTTATATTGAAAAGGGCAAAAACACTTTGCCCTTTTCTCTTGACTAAATAATACTATAAAATAGGATCCTAATAATATGGCAACTGACGTTCTAAAAGTCACCGGCGACTACAAAATTACCACAGCAAGTGCGGGTACGATTACTCTTGATACAGGCACTAGAAAAGGTACAACTAAGGTTACAGGTAACCTAGTTGTTGAAGGTACTACTACAACAGTAGATACTGAAGAACTATCAATTGTTGATGCTATTATTACGCTTAATAAAAATGAAAGCGGAAATGGTGTAACTTTAGGACAAAGTGGACTTGATATCGAAAGAGGAACAGCAGATAATGCAACTATCCTTTGGGACGATACATTGTCATATACTAGGCCAAATGGTGGTACTGGAGAAGGTATTTTTACATTTAAGGTCGGTTCGGGCATAGCGGCAATTAGAACAAACCATATTAGTACTACTGGTGACGATATAGTTTTCTTAGGAACTAATGCACCAAATGCAAAATTAAGTGTAAGAGGAACTACAAACTATGAAACTGGATTAACAGACGATGATATTCCAAATGTTAAGTATGTAAACTCAGCATTCCAAACTATTAACATTCCTCAAATTCAATCAGATAATACTATATTAAAAGCAGAAGATGTTCAATCAGGTGATGCTTCTTCACGTTTAATTGGTAAAATTGATAATATTACAAGAATAGATATTAGAAGTGATATTATGACATTTGGTAGTATAGAATTTGACGATACTACAATTAGACCAACAAATACCAATGACGAGATCACAATACAAGCAAACGGAACAGGTGAAGTTGTAATTGATGAAATCTTAAGTTTACCAACAGCAAGTTCTACACCAACAGGAACTGCAGGACGCTTAAAAGTGTATGTAGATTCAGAAGGTGGTGGCGGAACTGGCCTCTTTTTTGTAAATAACAATACTAACGGAGAGATAACTAGTAAAAGAAAAGCCATGCTCATGAGCATGATATTTTAGGAAGAAAATATGGCAATAACAAATAGTTTTATAGATGCAACACTTACAACAGTGTACACTTCAACAGGCGATAATGCTGTAACTAGCATGATTTTCTGTAATTACGCAGATGCAGATAATATTCCAGGTGATAATATCTTAACTGATGCTGACACATTCTTAGATTTACATATTGTTAAATCAGGACAAAGTGCTACTGATGTAAACAAGATATTGCACCAACTTAAAATTCCTGCAGGTGAAACTTTTATCATGGATACAGAAAAATTTGTGTTTGGTACAGGTGATAAAATCATTGCACAAACTACATCACCGGCAACTATTTCAGTTACAATATCAACAATAGAGGTATAGTAACATGCGTTTTGTAAAACAGCAACAAATAAACAAAAAAATGATAGTTGACAAATCAGTATTTGTTGACATTTCTGGAGCAGTTAGTTTCCAGGGTGCTGTTGGTGGATTACAATTAGGTACCGGCGATACTAGCCAACGAAGTGGGGCTCCAGTAAACGGTACTATTAGATATAACAGTCAAATAAGTGAAATTGAAGCATACATTAATAATGCTTGGGAAACTATTAGATCAAGTAGACCAGGAAATATTATTGTACAAAACTTAGGTACAGGTGATTCTTCAGAAACACAATTTGGCGTACTAAATCCTGCTCCGGCGGCCGCTGAAAATGTAATTGTACTAGTTGAAAACGTAGTACAAATAGCAGGAGTCAACTACACAATGACCATTGACGGAAGCGGAAACAAATATATTAAGTTTGATTCAGCAGTTCCACTAGGTAAAGATGTTACAGTACTGCACGGATTTGACGGCAGTATCATAGGTTAATTTTTAACTACTAACATACGGTTTTCCCAAACAAGACTAAATACTTACAATGCAGACTTGACCGTTTATGTTTGCAGTAACAAACTGTGGTTAACCCGCAATGTAATGTGGTTAGAGGGACAGGATCCCCGCTTATAAGGAGAACACAATGGCCGTCGGTCGAATTTCAGGTCCGTTGTTAAAGGCAAACCTACTTCGAAACGGAGTGGATTTAGCGTTTGAAACGGATTTATTATATTTAGATGTCGTTAATGACAGAATTGGCATTAAGAAAAGCAATCCTTCTTATGAGTTAGATGTAAACGGTACAGTACAAGCAACAAACATAATTGCAACAAATTCATCAACAACAGGTAACTTAACACTTCAAGGTAATACAATTAGTAGTACATTAGGTACTATTGAACTAACACCTAGTGGTTCAGATCCTGTTATATATCATTCAAAAATTAGAGTCGATTCATTAGAAATGAACGACAATACAATTAGTACTATTGATTCAAATGCTCCGATCGAACTAGCACCAAACGGAACAGGAAGTATTGAATTACTTGGAAATACAAATGTTACTGGTAACATATATGCTACAGGAAATATTACAGCAGGTGGAAATATTAACCTAGGTGATACTGATAGTGATACTGTAAGTTTTAAAGCAGATGTTATTTCAAATATTATTCCAGATGTAGATCAAATTTATACACTAGGTACTCCTAGTAAGCGTTGGAAAACTGTAAATGCTAGACAAGCAAATATTGATGATATACAAATTACAGATTCAAGAATTGAAACTATTGATAGTAATGCAGACTTAACTATTGCCGCTAACGGTACTGGTAAAGTTCGTATTGAAAATTTACAATTAAATGATGCAGGAAACACATACCATGTAACAGTTAACGGTAATGATACAGAAGAAGGTACTAGTATTGATAGTGCATTTCTTACGCTCAAACATGCGTTATCTGTTGCAACTTCCGGAGATGTTATTAAACTTGGTGCAGGAACATTTACAGAAATATGTCCACTAGTAGTACCGGCCGGAGTTACAGTTAGCGGAGACGGTTTAAGAGCAACAGTGATTAAACCTACAGCAGGAACAAATAACAAAGACTGTTTTCATTTAAACAGTGCTACTACTATTCAACATTTATCAATCAAAGATATATTTTATGATTCAGGTAACGATGTTGGTTATGCCTTTGCATTTGATCCATTAGGAATTACAGTTCCGTTACAATCTCCGTATATTATTAATGTAACAGTAATAAACAAAGGAACAGTTACTAGTGCTAGTGATCCATATGGATTTGATAGCGGTGATGCAGGTCGTGGAGTAAAAATTGATGGTAGTTTAGTTACTTCTAGTTCAATTGAAGCGGCAATGTTGTTTAATGATTCGACTTTCTTTACACCAAATTCAGTCGGTTTGTTAATGACTAACGGTGCAAGATGTGAATGGTTAAACAGTTTCATTTACTTTGCTGACAAAGGTATTATAGGTGAATCAGGTACTAGTGGTAGAGCCGGCGACGGTAAAACTATTGTTGACCTAACTAATTACGCAGGAACATTTAACGTTGCTGATACAGTTTCATTAACATCTGAAGACGGATCAACTGTACTTGCTTCAGGTACTATTGAAGCAAAAGAAGTTGTAGACGGAAGACTAAGATTAACATTTGATGGCAAGGTTACAGGTTGGGTTACTAACCTTGATAGGGAATCAAAAACTATTTCACTATCAGGAAATACAACATTAAGTACTGCACAATATAAGTTTGGAACTGCTAGTTTATACTTAGATGGCACAGGAGATCATGCAGACATATCAAGTACAAGTGAATTTGGATTTGAAACTGCAAACTTTACAGTAGAAGCATTTTTCCGTTTTGATAACGTTACAGGTACAAAATATTTGTTTGATATGAGAAGTGCGGCAACTACTACAGCAATAAACGTATATGCCGACGATGATAATATTAACGTAGCAGTTGGAAGTAGCAATGTAATTACTGGAACTACTACACTATTACCTAACACATGGTATCATATTGCAGTTTCTAGATCTGATGATGGAACAAAACTATTCATCAACGGCACACAAGATGGTTCAACTTATACAGATGCAAATAACTATGGAAGTTCTAGACCTTTAGCAATTGGTGGAGATTGGAATAACGCAAATTTATTTGTTGGATATGTAGACGAAGTTAGATTAACAAAAGGACTTCCAAGATATATTTCAGGATTTTCAACTCCAACAGCAAAGTTTGTAGGAGATCCTACAACAGTATTTTTAACACACTTTGACGGAACAAATGGTAGTACAACTGTAACAGAAGATGTTGTAGTTGCATTAGACATTTCATCTTCAGGTGGTGGTACTGCAACAGGAATTGGATTTATTGATTTAAAACAATTTGGTGCAGAACTTAGAGCAATCGGTTCAGCAAACGTTTATGGTAATCAAGGAGTTGTTGCCGACGGTGAAGGTGTATTACTAAGACTTATAAATCATAATTTTGGTTACATGGGTGTAGGTAAAAATATTGAAAACGATGTATCAAAAGTAATTCAAGCAAATGAAGTTACACAAACTAACAACGGTAAGGTATTGTTTAGTTCAATTGACCAAGGTGGTGATTTTAGAGTTGGTAATGCATTTACAGTTGATCAAGAAACAGGTAATGTAACATTCGAAGCACAGAGTTTTGATATTACTTCGTTAAGTGGATTAACATTTACTGATGGTGGAAGTACAACTATAGTAGATCCGGCTAAAGTTGAAACAGGAAATATTAGAATTAGTGGTAATCAAATTATTACTACATCAGGAAACTTAACACTTAATCCAGACGGTGCAAGTGATGTAGTTATAGAAGGTAACTTAACTATTTCCGGAGGATTTAAAGAATTACGTGATGCCGATGGTGATACAAAAGTAACAGTTGAAAGTGTATTTGGAGCAGACGAAGATACTATTAACTTAAATGTCAAAGGATCTACTATTGCTTATGTTAACGAAGATGGATTTACAGCAACATCATTTATTTCAGATGAAGTTAAGTTAATTAACAACTCAGTACAAACATTTCAAAATGATAATAACTTAGAAATTTTTGCACACGGTACAGGATATGTAGACTTTAACAGTAATAATGCTATTAAATTGCCTGCAGGTACAACAGCAACTAGACCGTCAGCACCAGTTAACGGTATGTTTAGATATAACACATCATCAAATGTTTTTGAACTATATGCTAACGGATTTTGGAATGCAGTCGGTGGTAGTGTAAGTGGTGTTGTTGACCAAGATTTGGACACATATATTACTGCTGAATTATCACAAGGTAATGATGATGACACATTTAGATTTTACAATGCAAGTACGTTATCAGCAGATTTAAATTCTACTAGATTTAATGTTGATACAATACATGCAAATACCATTAGCACAGAGGCTGTAGATGCTAATTTAACGCTTTCTCCTAATGGTGCAGGCAAAATAATTATTGGAAATTTATCAGTAGATCAGAGTACAAATACGATAACTAATACTGTAGCAGATAGTGTTTCGAGTTTTAGTAGTACTAATGAAGGTTATTGGGACTTTACTGGTACAAACGGATTTAAAGTTCCGGTTGGTGACAACAATGATAGACCACAAACAAATGTTGCTACAGGGTTATTAAGATATAATACTCAAGGTGGTAAATTAGAAATTTGGAATGGTGTTACTTGGTCGTCAGTAGTTGGATCAAGTGGTGGTATTACTTTTGCAGAAGCAGAAGATTTATCATTTATTAACGCATTATTATTTGGATAGGAAAACATGGCAAACTTATTAAAAACAGCAGTAATAGCAGACGTAGGAAAACTACCAATTGATGTTGCAACAGTGGCGGCTGGAAGAAAAATTATTGTAATTGGAATGACTATGACAAATAAAAAAGATTCAACAGTGCTTGGCAATGTATTTGTTAAGGATCCAGGAAGTGTTACTGCGTATTATGCAAAAGATATTCCACTTCCACCGAATGGTTCTGCAAGAATTGTTAATGGCGGTGAAAAATTAGTATTAGACCAAGATCACACGTTACAAGTATCATCAAGTTTCGCTGACAGCGTAGATGTAATTGTAAGTTATGCGGAGCAATCTTAATAGGAGAATAAAATGGCTGATTATGTAGGAGCAAATGTAAACCAAGTTATAGACGGAATGGGAACACGTTATTTCTATGGTTTAAGAAAACAAGATGATGGATCAATGTATCTTGCAACAGTTGACCAATTGAACCCAAATGATCAAATTGAGATTAATGTTCCTGGTGATATTACAGAAAACTACAATGATTTTGATATTGGACAAGATTTTTTAGAAGGCAGAGATGTTAATCATGAAAAAGTTTACAAAAATCTAAAATATGAACAATATAGATGGGATTATCAAAAAATTAATTATTATATTAATCAAGATGGAAATTTAGTCGCAAGAGTAAATGACCCTTATGATTATAGTTAAATATAGGTGAAGTAAAAAATGGCACAATTTAAATTAGATAGATTTACATACAAGTACAGAAAAGACTGGGAAGCCGGTATCAGTTATGCACTTGATGATATTATCACTGTAAACGGCAATGTATATTACTGTACATCTGCACATATATCTAACGCAGATTTTTACTTTGATTACCTTTATACATTTACATATCCTGCACCTTACAGTGCTTCAGATAACATTAATGCGGCATTTGATTTTTCTGCAGATGCAGGTGGATCAAACACAACAGTCGATGGAACAGGAATACAATTTACAGTTACTAGAACAGGTGACAAGTATAGCGTTTCACTTACTGATGGTGGTAGAAATTATGTTACCAAAGAAAAATTTACTATTCCAGGTGATCAACTAGGCGGCGTAAGAGTAACAAATGACGCTGTAGTTGAAATTAGTACAGTTGATAATGAAACACAAAATAATCTTGTTGTTCCAGGAGTTGTACAAAGTTTAACAGTTACAGGAACTGCGGCAACAACTAAATGGGAAGTAATGAGCGAAGGTTACAAATGGACCGGCGCTTGGGCTCCTAGTACTTCAGTAACAACAACTGATCCAGACACTGGAAATGATGTAATCACAATCACTCCGAATAGATATTTTATAAATGATCTAGTAGAACGTGAAGGTAACATTTGGAGATGTGTTCAAGGTCATACTGCAAGTACAGATGCTGATTTTGGATTATCTGGCAATGTATTATACTGGACATTACACGTTTTTGGAAGTCACTGGGAAAGTGATTGGCAAGGACAAACAGCATACCAACCGGGTGATGTAGTACGGTATGGTGGAAATGTTTGGAGATGTATTACTGGTCATACTAGTGGTACTAATGTTTCGGGATTAACAGGAGATGTACAAAACTGGTCACAAGTTGCTTCATCAGATGATTGGCTTAATGAATGGTCTAGTGCAGTAAATTATAAACCAAAAGATCTTGTTAGATACGGCGGATATCTTTATCGTTCAAATACACAACATACATCAACTACCAATTTTGAAAATGAATTAGACACCGAAGGTTGGTGGGATTTAGTACTTCCGGGTATTGAATATAAAGGAAATTGGCTTGCTCCAACTGCTCATGCAGTAGGAGGTACTGCTAATACAACTAAATGGAAACTAGGCGATTTAATTCGTATTAGTCAAGAAGTTTATGTTTGTACGCAAACTCATACAGTTACAGGTACAGATACAGAAACAGCAGATCCGTTGTTTAAAGATTATACTTCTAACTGGTTGTTATATGTTGCTGGCATGGCCTTAGAAGATGAATGGTCAGAAACTATAAATTACCAACCTGGTGATATTGTAATGTATGGTGGATATACTTACTATTGTAAAACTTTTAACATTGCTCAAAATCCAACTACATCAGTTAATGACTGGGACATATTAAGTGAATGGTACAACTTTAAACAAGATTATAATGCCGCAACTCCATATAAAGTTGGTGACGTTGTTAGAAATAACGGTTACTTATATTGGGCAGTTGTAGATAGCACAGGCGAGAAGCCAGACAGTGGAGCAGTAGACACTTACAAGGTTACTGTAAAAAATCCTGGAAGTGGAAACAGATATTATTGGGACGATAATTTACATCCAGATCAAACATTTATTAGAGGTAATACATACGTGTTCGATCAGTCTCATCCTAGTAATGACGGACACCCGATATATCCAGCAGATGCAATTAATGGATTTTTAAATACAGGCGCCGGAGGCAATGAACAATTTGCAGGCGTGCAAACTGTTTATGTTCTTGATGATAGAATCGTTGCAACTCTAGAAGATTACAATAGTGGGTTTAATGCGGCAACGATTAGACAAACACGAGTTAAAATTGAAGCAGACGCTCCTGCAACATTATATTTTGCATGTTACAATCATAGTAACATGAGCGGTACTCAAGTTATTTCAATAAGTGGAAGCACATATTGGGATTTATTAATGCCGGGTGTAGGTTTTAGAGGACCATGGGACGATTTTGCAGAAGATTCAAGTGTTAATTTATATGAATTAGGCGACGTTGCTCTTTGGGCAGGAACAGCATATCAGTGTATTAGAAGTCATACAGCAGATACGGTAGGAAGTAGACCAGACTATGATGTTGCTCAACTTACTTCAAGTTATTGGAAAGTTTACGTACAAGGTATTAAAACTAACGTATTAGCAAGACCCGGTGATATTAAAACTTATAGTGCAGGATCCAACGAGCGTAAAGAGATTGGTGACTTAGGAACCGTACTTAAAGGTTTACCTCAAACAAACGCAGACTCAAGTTTAGGTCAAGGTCCACAATGGGATTTACTTGGTGCTTCACCTAAGACAATTTATGTAAGTAGTTTTGGAGTTGATGCTCCTGATAAAGGTGCTTCTTTAGAAAATCCATTTAAGACTATCAAGTATGCACTAGATTGGATTTTATCTGATCAAATTAATCGTGCTCCAGCAACAGTATTTGTTGCAACAGGAGAATATGAAGAAATACTTCCACTTAAGATTCCAAGTAACGTAGCAATAGTTGGTGACGAACTTCGTTCAACAAGAATTAAACCAGCGGCTGGCTACGAAGGAATTGATATGTTCCATGTAAGAAATGGTTGTGGTATTAGAAACTGTACACTATCGGGGTTAGTTGGAACATTAGGAGCCACTAACGGTTTCGGAACTAAACGTCCGACCAATGGTGGACCGAGTTTTGTTAGTTTAGATCCAGGCACAGGCCCAAGTGATTCAACAGTTTGGGTAACAAACAAATCTACATACGTACAAAATGTATCAACTTTTGGTACAGAATGTGTGGGTATGAAAGTTGATGGACAACTACACAATGGCGGTAATAGATCAATTGTTGCTAACGACTTTACTCAAGTAATCAGTGGCGGTATTGGTATGTGGATTACTAATGGCGGTCTATCGGAACTTGTGTCAGTGTTTACATATTATTGTCATATTGGCTACCTTGCAGAAACAGGCGGTAAGATTCGTGCTACAAACGGTAACAATTCGTATGGTGATTTTGGTTCAGTTGCTGAAGGTTATGATTTAACAGAAACACCAATTACTGCAAATATTAATAACAGAAAAAATGGAGCAACAGTAGCAAACGTATTAACAGATTTAGACAACGAAGTATACTTACTTGGATATACACATGCAGGACAAAGTTATTCATCAGCAGACATTGATGCATTTTCAGGTACAGGTAGTGGACTCGAAGTAGAATTTAACGAATTTAGAAATAAAGCACTTTCGCAAATTAGATTGTTAGATCCAGGTGATTCAACAACTCCGGGCGGACAAGGTTTTAGTATTACAACAGGACAAGCCCAAGATGGCGATGCAACATCTATTACATTGAGTGCAACTGATACTGTTGAGGATAGTTCTGGAATATATGATGGTAAAAGAATCTTTATTACACAAGGTAAAGGTAAAGGACAATACGGTTATATACAAAACTATGATCCGTCTACAAAAATTGCATATGTATTAAAAGAATCAGATGGGACAGCAGGTTGGGATCACTGGATTTCAGGAACTCCAATTGAAACATCGTTAGGTGATACTGCGTTTTATCAAATTGAACCTAGAGTTGAATTTAATAAACCTCCGTTTGCATCTACAGCAATTAATGTAAACACTCCGTTAGATTATAAAAAAGTTAGATACGGTAATGGAAAATATGTTGCTATTGCACAAAGTTCATTTGGTTCAGCAGTAACACCAAACTTTATTTCAAGTAATGACGGAACATCATGGTCGCAAGGAACGTTTGATGGATCAAATCTTCCACAAAATAATGGTTCTTGGTCATGGCAAGATTTAGCATACGGTGGCGGAAAATGGGCCGCTGTTGCAAAAGAAGGTATTGTTGCAGTTTCAAGTGATGGAGAAAACTGGACACTTCATGAAGTTACAAACGATAGTAGTACAGTACAAACAAGACATATTGCTTACGGTGATAACCCAACTATTGAACAAACATTTAAGGTTACAGTTTCAGTACCTGGAGATAATCCGTTGTATCATTTCGATGGAGCAGTAAACACTGCACCGGATATCGAAGTTGTACAAGGTAACACTTACACCTTTAATCAAAATGATACTTCTAATACAGGATGTCCGATTTACTTTAGTTTGGTTCCAGAAGGAATTAATGGTAGTGGTAATGCAATTACAGACGGAATAAAATATTTCTTAAACAATGTACAAGTTGCAGATTTAGCGGCATATGTTGCTGGGTTTGATGCGGCAAATACACGTAGGGTAACATGGACAGTGCCAGAGGCACTTGTTGGAACACCAGTTTACTATGTAAATTATAATAGTACAGGATCAGGAGTACAAACTGATAGTTCGTATGCAGTTGTTAGAGTTGACGGACGTAGTGAATGGTTAGTTACAGCAGACGGTTCGCCAGAGTATTTTCAAAGTTTAGATGATGGTCTTACGTGGACACTAGGAAATCTTCCTTCATACCAATCATATGATGGCGGAGTAAAAGCAATGGCTTACGGGTCAGGAACTTTTGTAGCAATATCAGGTGATTGGGATTCAAGTAAACAAAGAATTTATACAAAGACTCCAGGTAATACTGAGTGGGTCGAACACTTTACTGAATCAGGCGATATGTCTAATATTTCAAGTTTAACATATGGTAATAATATTTTTGTTGCTACTATGAGCGGAAGTGATAGTGTTTGGATTAATCCAACAGGCGGGCTAGGAAAATTTAATGAGTTTACTTCAAAGTTACCATCAACAGGTAACTGGATTGTTGATTATGGACAAGGTGTTTATGTTGCGTTCAAACCTAATAGTACTGATTTTGCAATTAGTGAAAATGCACTAGTATGGGATTTAAAAACATTACCAATAACTGCTAATTGGACAACGGTCGGAATAGGAACTCCAAATAATTCTAATAAATTTATTTTAATGGGTAGTGGTAGTCCTTTACAAGGAGCAGGCGAAGTTAATGCTGTTTCAATTCAAGCAGGTAGAAGACCATTTGCAAGAATGTTTGTAAGAAATACTAGAGCAGGCGAATTTTGGATTTACGATCCAGGTAGTGGATATGAATCAGAACTATCAAATGTTGTAAATAATTCTACAGTTACATTTGGTAGAAACACAGCAGACACAGCAGATGTTTATACAATTGACAATGTTGAAAATGCAACGTTAACAATTACTGAAGGTCGAAAATACATTTATGATCTTAGTGATGAATCAGTATTAAAATATGGTGGTGCAGTTGTCGAAGGAGTAGTTCAAGACAATCCTCATCCGATGTTATTCTATAGTGATTTAGCAAAAACTACTGTGTATGAGGACAATGTAAGATATATTCTAGGCTCAACATCTGTAAGTAGAGCAACTTATCTTGCAGACTTCGACGATTACCTTATAAGAAAAATTGAAATCGAAGTTCAATACGATGCACCGAGTACATTGTATTATGGAAGTTCAACAGATGCAAGTGTTGTACAATCTATAACAGTTGAAGAAACAGATAATTTAAGTATGACAGTCAGCGATCCATTAGCAACAGCAGATCCTTTTGTTAAATTAAGAATTGCTAACGGAGTTTTACCTCAACCATCATTTAGAGATAGAGGAACTAAATTTAGAAGTGCAACAGCAACAGTGACTGGAAACGGCTTTGCTGATATATACCAAACAGGTAACAAAATTAATATAACAGGACTTACTAGAGAACCTGGACCAGGAGCAAACTTACAAGTAACAGGAATTTCAGGAAAAATTTATCTAGTTACAAAAGTTACTAACCTAACAGGTGACCTTGGAGATCTTAGTGCTACAATACAAATTAGTCCAAAAATGGGTGTTGATGAATCACCAGATCATAATACTGCAATAACAATTCGAGAAGAATACAGTCAGGTAAGATTAACATTCCATGACTTCTTAGATATTGGTACTGGAAATCAAAATTCAACACGTTATCCTATAAGATATCTAGAAGGTTACACTGATGCTGATGCAAACACAGTTAAACAATTTAACGAAACACAATTTGCAGATGGCGGTAGAGTGTTCTACAGTTCAACTGACCAGGATGGTAACTTTAGAGTTGGTGAATTATTTGAAGTTGAACAAGCATCAGGAATTATTACAATTAATGCTGATCAGTTTGATCTATCAGGATTATCTGAATTATCATTAGGTGGAGTAACATTAGGCGGAACAGGTGCAGTAATTAGAGAATTTAGTATCGATCCATTATTCACAGGAAATAGTGATTCGATTGTACCAACACAAAAAGCAGTATCAGCATATGTTAAATCACGTATTACAGGTGGTGGTAGTTCTGTTAATGTTAACAAAGTAACTGCTGGTGTAATTACATCAGGTGATAGTGGTCAGGGTCTTGAAACTACTGACGGAGTACCAATACAAATGAAAGCAAAACTAACATTTGAAGGTGGTGTAGGCGGTGATATGGCGGCAAGAGCATTTTTTGCTTTTGGTACTGACATTGCTATATCAGACGATTTTGGTGGACAAGAAGAATCTGGAGGAGACTATAATGGTTATGGTGGATAATATAATAAATAACTACAATATCGGAGCAAAACATGGCTGAATTTCTATTAGGAAGAATTAAATTTGTATGGAAGAACAACTGGGCAACCAGTACTGCATACGTAAAAGATGATGTAATTAGATACGGTGGTAAAGTATATATTTGTACAGACGCTCACACATCTGATGCTGATTTTTATAATGACTTAGGTCAAACTAGATGGAATATTTTTGCAGATGGTTCAGCATGGAAAGATGAATGGGCAGTAAGCACTTACTACAAAGTTGGTGACATTGTTAAGTACGGTGGTTTTTTATATATTGCAAACAACGGCCATACATCAGCCGATACTATTACAAAAGGTTTAGAATTTAACTTAGGTGACTGGGACACTTATGCAGAATTTTTTGCATACAAAAGTGACTGGACAGTAAGCACACGTTACAAAAAGAATGACATAGTAAAATATGGCGGAACAGTTTATGTATGTATTGATGATCATACATCATCTTCAACAGCAACAAGTGACGACGATGGTTTAGAATCTGACAACGACGGTAAAGCACTTACTATTGATACAGTTTCATCGGCGGACGCGGCAAGAGCACAAGGAACATACAATAATATTATTCCAACAGGCGGTACAGGTACAGGAGTAATAGTTACAGCAGTAGTTGACAATATTGGCGGCTTAGCGATTTCTATTACCAACAATGGTTCTGGTTATACTGTTGGTGATGTATTAACAATTACAGATGCAAATTTAGGAGGCGGTGGAGCCGCAGACGTAACATTTAGAATTGCTTCGGTAGCAAATCGCTGGAACATTTATTCAGAAGGTTTTGATTGGAAAAATAATTGGGACGTAAGTATAAGATATAAATTAAACGACCTTGTTAAGTATGGTGGACAAATTTATGTTTGTATTACAGGACATAAATCAGCAGTTACACTTGCTGATGGACTAGAAGTAGATCAATCAAAATGGCAACACTTCCATAAAGGTATTGAATACAGAAGTACATGGCAAACTGGTACACGATATAGAATAAATGATATCGCCAAGTATGGAGCAAACATTTGGATTTGTACAGGTGCTCACACTGCAACTAATAGTTTTGCAACAGACGAATCTAATTGGTCAATGTTTGTACCTGGATTAGAATATGAAGATTCATGGTCAAACGGAGAAGTATATCAACCAGGTGATATTATAACATATGGTGGCTATTCTTATATAGCAAGAACTAATCACAGTGGTCGTCCACCTTATAATAATGCATCAGATTGGAAACTATACTTAAAAGGTTATAACTTTAGAGGAGACTACGGTGATGACTCAACTTTACAAGATTATCTAGTAGGTGATGTTGTAAGACTAGGTGGATATACATACATGTGTATTCAAGATCATCAAGGTGTTGCAAAAAATCCTGCAAGTGAAACTTTATTTTGGACTAAACTAAATGAAGGATTTGCTTGGAAAGGTGACTGGGCAAACATTACTGATTATGTTTTAGGTGATGTTGTTTATCACGGAGTTAACTCATATGTTGTTGTTCAAGCACACCAATCAAATCAAGCAATTGGTCAAAAAAGACCAGACTTAGATGTTTCAGGTACTTATTACAAACTACTAGCAGGTGGTGCAGAAGGCTCTAACTTAACAACAGACGGTGACATATTAATTTACAATGGAGCAGGTCCTGCACGTTTACCAATTGGAGCAGAAGGACAAGTATTAACAGTTGACTCAACATTATTACCAGCATGGAAATATTGGGGAAGAACAGATCACGTATACTATGTAGGTACGACAGGTGTTGATGGAACATATCCAAGTTATGGTTCTACACTTGATAGACCTTTTAAAACTATACGTTTTGCATGTGAAGCAATTGAAAAAGGTGTGTTAAGACCAAATGCAACAAATTTATTAAAAGAAAATAGACAATTTATACAACGTGAAGCAGTTGAATGGGTTGATTATCAAGTTACTAACACTATTAGTCCTTTTACCGGATCATTTACTTATAACAAAGACAAATGTTATAGAGATGTAGGTATTATGATTGACTCTATTATCTGGGATTTATCACATGGTGGAAATACAAAATCAAGAGAGGCGGCTTATGCTTACTTCACTAAAGCAGGATTAAGTTATGTAGCAGGACAAGAAACAGAAACAGTTGCGGCACTTAACTATGCTAAAACTGTAATTGATGCAGTGATCACTAATTTAGATCCAGCATCAAATTATCAAACATTAAACAGTTATACTCCTGTTGTTGTGCAACGTAAAGATTCAACAGTTGAAGAATCAGAAGCACAAGGAATTATTGATAGTTTAGTTGCTATTATTACTGATGCTATTACAGCAGGTGTAGAAACAGGTATTCCAGCATTAGAACAAGTACAAAAAACTGTATTTGTTAAAACAGGCGAATATAAAGAAGTACTTCCAATTAGAGTTCCTGCAAACACAGCAGTTGTTGGTGATGAACTTCGTTCAACAAGAATTAAACCAAGTACAGCGGCAGATTACACACAAAGATCTGATATACCTTATAGTATTGCAGGTATTACAAGAGTTAAAGATTTAGTGAGTAACATTGTACAAGGTACTTCTGTTACTAAAACACCTGCCAATACACAAACTCAAGTACAAGCATTACCATATGGAACTGCAACTGAAGGTACATTGGCTACAGCAAAATTACAACATGTAGTTGATTACATTAATTATTTTGCAGGAAATGACAGTCAAGATTCAACTGCTCCTACAATGACTACTGGACAGTCGACAAAATCAATATTGTCTATTACTGGAGCAAATCCTGCAGTGATTGAAACAAGTACTGCTCATGGATTGTATGACAGAGCATTAATAAACATTAAAAATGTTGCTGGCATGATTGAATTAAATGATCGTATGTATTATGTTGACGTGCTTACTACTACAACGTTTGCGTTATATGAAGATTTTAGAATGACTAGAGCAGTTGATAGTACAGGATACGAAAGTTATACAAGTGGCGGAACAGTATATTATAACGGTAATGTTAGAAGTGCAGATCAAAATGTTCACCATGCGGCAAGATCACTTTATCTAAACAAAGAATTTTTAGCAGAAGAAGCAACTGCTTACATTACAGCAACATATCCAGCATACACTTACAGCGTTGCAAGTTGTAAAGATGATATTAGAGATTATATTGATGCTGTAATTTATGACTTAGTATATGGCGGAACTTATGCTACAACATTTGCGGCAAGGTTCTATTCAAATGCAGTTGACGGCTCATTAACTGAAGATATGTTCTACTTAAGAAATGGAACAGGATTACGTAACTGTTCATTGAATGGTTTAACAGGTGTACTTGGAGCAGATAACGCATATGGAACTAAACGTCCAACAGCAGGTGCATTTACATCGCTTGATCCAGGTTGGGGTCCAGCAGATGATAGAACATATATTATTAATAAATCTCCATATATACAAAACGTATCAACATTTGGTACTGCGGCAGTAGGTTGTAAAATTGATGGTGCATTACACGATAGCGGTAATGACTCTATTGTATCAAACGACTTTACACAGATTATTTCCGACGGTATTGGAGTATGGTGTACTAACTTAGGTAGAACAGAACTTGTTTCTGTGTTCTCATACTACGGACACATTGGTTACCTTGCAGAAAACGGTGGTAAGATTCGTGCTACAAATGGTAACAGTTCATATGGTACATTTGGTTGTGTAGCAGAAGGAGTTGACGTTACTGAAACTGTTATTGACGGAACAGTAAACAATAGATATTCTGAAGCACTAGTAGGAGAAGTATTAACTGACCAAGATAAAGTATTATCATTATTTTATGATAATGCAGGTATTAATTACGAAAATGTAACTTACACTGTTACTGGTGATGGTGCCGGTGCATCTGTACTTGGCGACGAATTTAGAGATCAAGCATTATTTGATGTAAGAATGTTAAACACTGATCAAGATGCAGACGGCGAAGGCGATTTTGGTGGTGCAGATTACGGATTTGCAGAAAATACTGCACAGTTTGGTGATACAACTAGTATTAGAATTTCAAACACAGATACAGGAAACACCGGCGATTATGACGGAATGAGAATTATTCTTACAAGTGGTTTAGGTGTTGGACAATATGGGTATATAGGTTTGTACAATGCAGGTAATAAAGATGCAACAGTTTTCAGAGAAAGTGACGGACAACCTGGTTGGGATCACTTTGTTCCTGGAACAACGATTGCTTCAATATTAGATGGTACAACAAAATACAAAATTGAACCAAGAGTTACAATTAGTGAACCACCATTTTCAAGCACACAACAAAGTTACGGTGTAAGTTTACAAAGTACAAGAAATTCAATAGCATATGGTAATGATAGATTTATTACAGTAGGTTTTAACACAAATCAAACAATATTCTCACAGGACGGAACTACATGGGCCTCAGGTGGTACATTACCTGCAACAAGAAGATGGTCAGCATTAGCATACGGCGCAGGTGATGACAGTACTATGACATGGGTATGTGCGGCACAAGATACAAACGAAGTTGCATATTCAACAGATGACGGTGCTACATGGACTACAACTACTAATGGTACATGGGCGGCTTTTGATGCTACTGGTTGTGTATACGCTAAAGAAAAATATGTAATGATTTCAGGAGCAACACAAGGCTTTGAAGATACCGAGACTAGTACTAAATTCCAATACAGTGCAGACGGAGTATCTTGGACACAAGTTACTGCTCCAGTTGCAAAAGCCTGGAAAAAGATTATATTTGGTCTAAATGAATTTGTTGTAATATGTGATGACGCTACATTCTTACAATCACTAGATGGTATTACTTGGAATCAAAAAGCATTCCCGGCATTCACAGATACTAACACTAAAGTAAAAGATATTGCTTATGGTAATGGACGATACTTAATGATTGGCGATAAGGGAACACAAGGTTTTTATAGTTTAGATGGTACTAATTGGGTAGAGACAGTTATTGATACAACTGCTGACAGTTCAATTGGTGGCGGCGACGGATTACTAGAATATGGCGCAGGAGTATTCCTTTGGACTGCTAGTAGAAATGGTCAACTTAAGGCCATTGACAATATTGGAGCCGCTGATGCAAGTAGAAGTGCTGGAACTTATCAAATAGGTACAAGTGAATATAATACTGCGGCAAGTGGTAACAGTGCAACATTTACAGTAGTTGTAGATGGCACAGGCGCCGCAACAGTGACAATAAAAACTGAAGGACAAAACTTTATTGATGATGAAACTATTACAATTCCTGATGCAAACTTAGGTGGCGGTGGGGCGGCGGATTTAACTTTCGACGCCGACGGTGTTAGAGATACTTCACAATCATCAATTACAAAAGATGGCATATACTGGAAGGGTAAAACAAACGGTAAAACAAACGGTAACTATTCTGCACTAGCATTTGGTAACCCAGGACGTAGACCAACATGGTTTGCATTACAAAATGGTTCAGGAAATGGAGCATTAATTAGAGCAGGCGCACAAGCATTTGTTAGAGCAAGAGTTGCAACTGGCAAAATTGCTGGAATGAGAATTTTTGAGCCAGGTTCAGGTTACAGTTCACCTCCAAATATTACAATTACTGATCCATCAAATACTATTGAGGCTCCAGTACAATTAAGAATTGGAGACGGCGCATTAGCACAACCAACATTTATTAGTAGAGGTAGTGCATACGAAACTGCAAGTGCTACACTAGCAGGTGATGGTAGTATTGATAAATTCCAAAATGGATCAAACATATTTGTAGAAGGATTATCAGCATCACCAAAAGCGGGATCGAATGTTACATTTGATAACTTATCTGGAAACTATTACAAACTAGTTGTTGTTAGAGAACTACAAGGACCAAACGCACAAGGAAAATACAGTGCTAAATTACAAGTATCTCCAAACATACCAGTAGATACAGCACCACCGCATGCGGATCCATTAGAAATGCGTATTAGATATTCACAGGTACGTTTAACTGGACATGACTTCCTAGATATTGGAACAGGAAACTTTGCAAACACTAACTATCCAGGAATACCACTTATAGCACCGGTACCAGCAAGTGAAACAGTACAAGGTGGCGGCGGAAGAGTATTCTTTACAAGTACTGACCAAGATGGTAACTTTAGAGTTGGCGACTTGTTTAGTGTTGAACAAAGTACTGGTGTTGCAACACTTGATGCTGATGCATTTAACGTTGCAGGACTAAATGAACTTTCATTGGGTTCGGTTGAACTAGGTGGAACAGGTGCAGTTATTACTGAATTCAGTACAGACGGCACTTTTGCGGCAGATTCGGATAATATTGTACCAACACAGAAAGCAATTAGAACATTTATTAATGCCCAAATTGGTGGTGGTAATTCTGAATTAAACGTAAATATCTTAACAGCAGGTGTTATTGAAATTAAAGAAGATCAAATTGATACAACCACTGGTGTTGAGATTAAAGTCAAAGCCAAAATGAACTTTACAGGCGGCATTGATGGTGATGCAGTAGCATTACAAAGATTTTTATTAAGTTAACAAAAGGAAAAAGGAGAGTAAACAATGGCTACAGGAAGATTAGGTGCAAGTGACATTACAAGCGTACTAGCAGGTACAAATGTTGTCGCATATACAGTTCCTGCCAGCACATATGCTGTTGTCACAGTATCTTTTTGTAACAGATCCAACACTGCCGCGGCAATTAGACTTGCGGTTGCATCAGCCGATACACCGACTAATGCAGAATATGTTGAGTTTGATACAGAGATTATGGCAAAAGGGGTTCTTGAAAGAACAGGCTTAGTGCTAGATGCAGGAAAAAGAATAGTTGCTTATTCATCATCAGATGCAACATCGGTGATTGTAATGGGTATTGAAACAGCGGCGTAATGGCTAAATACAATTAGAAAAAGGATATAACAATGGGAAGATATATTACTACAACTGGAACAAGTGGCGCAGTAATTACTGAACAAAGTTCTGCTTATAATGCTAGAATTAACGATAGAATTCTATGCGATTCAAGCAGTGCAGGGTTTACAATTACATTACCAGCGAACGCTAGTCTAGTTAAGGGTGACACAATCCAAATCGTAGACGTAACAGGATCGTTTGGTACAAATAACGTTACACTAGCAAGGAATAGTTCAAAAATTCAAAACTTAACAGAAGATTTGGTTTTAAACATTAACAATGCTGTCGTAACTGTAATGTATTCAGGCGCATCATACGGTTGGGTACTATTAAGTAGTTAATAGTGTTACAATTAATCTAGAATAGAGGAAACTTAAATGGCGAACTTAAAAAGTTTATTAGATAAAGCAATGCAAGAGGATTTTGATCCAAACAATCCCTCTATGCCTAAGTACAAATATGATGATTGTACTGTTGCTTTTGCTACAACTTGTGGTGTTGATCACCGCAGAGATGAATGTAAACACGAATTTTGCTGGACTCCGGAACCTGATATTGCTTTTTTAAGAATTGAAATGTGGGGCGGCGGAGGCGGCGGTGCCGGCGTATGCTGTTGTATGTGGGGATTTGGAGCAGGTGCAGGCGCTTACTCTAGACTAGATTGTATTGATATCAGAACTTGTAAAACAGAATATAGAATTTGTATTGCTCCACCGGCTTGCTGTTCACCTAACAGAGATTGTGGATATAGAGGATGTAAAACTTACATTAATAATGGTTATCTTAGAAAGGCAGACGGAATAACAGCCGCGCCTAACTTCTGTGCTGAAGGAGGACAACCAGGTGATGCAAAATGTTTCATGTTTGAATGTTTAGATGGCCAATGTGATCAAGGTACAAGTGGTTGTGGTACATTTATGGATCCAAGATATGAAAGTTGTTGTGCATGTTGGTTTGATGGCGATTTCGGCTTCCCAGGAAAATTAGGCGGTATTCAAACACAATGTAAAGATAACAACTCTTGTTGGTATAAACACTTAAACACAATTCCAGGTATGCTTGATGAATGTGGATACAGATATGACTTTATTAGATTTTGTGCATACAACCACCATGGTTCATGGGCAGGTTGTGCAACAGGTAGAGGACTAATTGGAGCAGGTGATGATCACCATGCGGCACCAGGTAAAGGTGGTTCTTCAGCGTCAGCATTAGGAGGCAACTGTTATTGCGGTGGCCCTGGTGGACCTGGCTTTGTAAGGATTAATTTAAAGTAGGTAAAGGATTGATATGGCAAATTTAAGATCACTTATAGGTTCAGTTGCAGTAGCAGACTTACAACCTATTACGAAAAACTGTACTATGACATTCAGACCTCTTTGTACATGTTATTGTAATAGTTCATACGGTGATACTTGTATGTTGTACTGGTGTGTACCAGCAAATACAAATTGTATGAAAATGGAAGTATGGGGCGGCGGCGGCTCAGGTGGTGGAGCATGTGGATGTTCAGCAGGACCTCCAGGTGGTTCGGCGGCTTGGGCAGTAAAATGTTTAGACGCTAGTGAAGGTGATTTTACAGCAGGTGACTGTTACGATTTATATCCAGGACCGGCTACGTGTTGTGCTCAATGCTGTTGCGGTATTTTAGGTTGTAAAGGTTATGTTACAGGTAACGGATTAACGAATTTTTGTGCAGACGGTGGTAACGCAGGACAAGCATGTTGTTTTGTACATTGGGGTGCATTTAACTGTTTAGGTAACAACTGTGGATATTACTACACAGATAGAATGTGTTGTTTATGTTGCAGATGCCACTATGGATCTGACACTGGTTCTCCAGGAAGACCTAGTGCTACATGGGCACAATGTACTTGTGGATCATGTTATTGGAAAATGTTATTTCACTATCCAGGCGGATTAAACAACTTAACAGGTGGTTTTGTTAGTTCTCAAATCAATGGTAACGCTTGTAACCAAGAATGGGCAAGATGTAATCCAACTATTGGACAGTGGACAACAGGTAGAACCACTGGATGGACACCAGGTATTGGTGGACCAACTGCTACATCATGCGGTGATGGTTGCTGTTATGGCTACCCTGGAACTGCTGGTATGGTAAGAATAACATATAACGAATGTACAACGTAAGGGGTAAATATTAACATGGCAACTTTAAGTTCATATGTAAGCGAATTAAAATTAAATGCCGGCCAGTCTGTTACAGACTTACCGTCCGGTTGTACTTTTATATACCAAAGACACTGTCACAACGGTGACACTTCTCATGGCAACTATCAATTTGATTGTTGTTTTGCATTTATTGTACCTCAAGACGCAACAAGAGCAACATTTGAAACCTTCGGCGGTGGAGGTGGAGGTGGTGTTTCATGTTGTTGTATGAACGGTGCTCCTGGTGGAGGTGGCGCTTATGCACGTAAATCAATTCCTGTAACAGCAGGATGGTGTTACGACTTATGTCTAGGACAACAAAGTTGTTGTCATAACGGTAGAAACGGATTTAGAGGATGTCGTTCAACTATTACAGGGTGTAATGTAAACATGTGTGCGGCTGGTGGTAAACCAGGTTGTTCATTTTGTTTCCCAGGTTGTGGTTGTTACGTAACAGGTTATTGCTGTTGTCGTGCTTGGAACTGTAATTGTTGTATAAATGATAACCCTGCTGAAGCAAGTGGTGGTGACTTTATGGTATGTGGTGTGCGTGGATGGATGCAACACAGAGCATGTGGCGGACATTGTTGTCACAAAATTCACTTTCCATACCCAGGCGGATTGTTTAACAAATGCGGTGGTACAGTTGGTGTCCAAGGCGGTGATAGAGGTTTTGCTACTTTTGTTAACTGTGCGGCATCAGATTATACAGGTTTTGCAAGATTGCACTCTACATATGTTCCAGGACAAGGTGGTGCAACTTACGTAAGATGGTCAGGTGGTTGTCATTGTGGTTCATATGGAACACCAGGAATGGTTAGAATTACATGGTATACAACATAATTAATAGTATAGGATAAAAAATGGCAGTTAAAGAAATAACATTTACATTTGAATACGATCTTCCAGATAAGTATCTGTATCAAACCAATGAATTAGGTTTATCAACAACTTTTACATATACAGGACCTTCAAAACTTTGGATTGTAATAGACAGTGCGACTAATAAACCACTATTACAAAATGGTTGGATAGCAGATGACGGTGATCCTAATACTGAAGAACAACAAATACTTCAAGCAGGTGCAGGCGCATATGCAGTATCAATTGATGCAAAAACACATCCAATTATTGCAAGTACATTTTGTATGAACATCGATCAAGCAGATTTTCCTCAAGTTGAATTTACTAGAGAACAGCATGATTCGACAGATACAACTGTATACTATTCACGTGCGGCAAACCCTACTCCAGATCATACATACGAAATTGCTGACGCAGTATGGGACAAAAATGCTAAAACATTTAACTATCCATTACCGTGGAAACAACCACATATGACATGGGACGAATTATGGGAAGGTAGAGACGGCATTATTGCAGATGTTCAATCAAGTATAACAGGTTTAACAGAAGACAATGCTGACGGCGAATATGATGATCTAATTGCTGATTTACGAGAATATATCGAAGAATTAAACGAATTAGAAGACAAATTTCCAACTACACATTGGGATTCATGGATGGTACCATTTCCAGATGATCCAAGAGTAGACACAACAGAGGATTCTGTTGTACCCGAGGAGGATCGATAATGAGTGAATTACCTAGATGGTTACCAGAAGTTGAAGTTGAATTTGAATATGATCTTCCTGATAAATTTTGTCATCAGACAAATGACTTAGGAAAAAAAGGAACTTTTACTTACAAAGGTCCTGAAAAAATGTATGTATTCGTAAACAAAGAAACCAAATTATTAGAAGTTGGTATGGATTGTATTGCGTATGATGCTGAAGATACTGATCAATTAAATCAAATTAAGTTAAAAGCAGGTGTAGGTCATGAAGCAGTTTTAATTAGTGCAAAAGAACAACCTCTACTTGCAACACTTGTTTGGATGGATACTACTGAAGAATCTGAATATCCTTGTAAAACATGGAAAATTGACGGTGATGACACTGTTTATTTTTGGAAGTCAGAACCATTAATTCCAAATGAAGCATATGCACAAGACGAGATCACATACGACTTCGATAAAAAACAATTTAATAGACCTTTTCCATGGGAAAAGCCAACTATGACTGAAGAATTATTTGAGGAAACACGCTTAAACTTAATATGGCATTGTGAACAAGAACTTGCAAATGAAGAAACAATCAACGATCCTGCTAATGCAGAAGCAAGACAAAAAGTAGTTGACCATGTTAACGCACTTAAGAATTTACGTATTAAATTTCCTGCTCCAGAATGGGATCCATGGATGATTAAATTTCCAGATAATCCACGTGGTGATATTCTTGAAGGCAATCCATTTGATCGTGACGAACAAAACGATCCAGAACGTAGTTTCGATTAACACAACCACTTTCTAAACCAGTCAAAATAATACCCGGTAAATATTCGTACACTAACGAATACAATTAACAAGGGGCTTAAATGACTAGATCAACAGCATTTTTTATTAACGGCGGCGCCGGTCGTGTAATAGCAAGTATTCCTGCTTTAGAATTATTCAGGAAAAAGAATCCAGACGATGATTTTGTCATTATCTGTGAAGGCGGAACAGAGTTTTATAAAGGACATTCAGACTTAGATAAAAGAGCATATGACCTTTGGCACAAACACCTTTTTACTGATAAAATTAAAGACAGGAATTGTGTAAGTCCTGAGCCATATCGTAACTGGCATTATTACAATCAAAATGCTAGTCTATCTCAAGCATTTGATATGGAAATTAATACTGAGGTTACAGAACCAAGAGATCTTCCATTACCAACTATTAAGTTAAGTAGAGAAGAAGTATTAAACGGCGAAATTACACTTAATGAAGTAAGACAAATAACTGGTAAAGACAAAGTTGTTGTTATTCAACCGTTTGGTAGAGGTATCAGTTATAGAGACGGCGTGTTTAATGATAGTACTGCAAGAAGTATTGAGTATGAAGATTTAGTTAACTTAATTAAGAAGTTACAAAAGAAAAATCATGCTGTAATGGTCATGGCTGAAATGCCAATTGATTTTAGTGTTGCAAAAATTGAAACTCCAGTGCCGATTCCACAAGGAATTACTTTAAGACAATGGGCAGGATTAATTAAATGTTGTGATTATTTTGTAGGTTGTGATAGTGTTGGACAACATATTGCATACGCAACAGACACTCCGGCAACAGTGGTAACTGGTAGTACGTATCCAATTAATACTACATATGTAAATCATAAGAAATTTGATATTATGGATTTAGGTAAAGAAGAAAGACAATATGCTCCTATTAGAATTACACCTGACGAAGTTTGTGATAGAATGAACGACGGTATTATGAAAATGAGAGAAATTGACGTTGAGAATCTTGTTAAAAGTATACAAAATGGATTAAAAAAGTATCCAGCAAAAGAAGCATCAATAAAAATCAAAGCACAATTACAAGGTGAAGGACAAGGACAACAACAACCAGAAGTTTGTCCAGTACACGGAGTTGCACATGAACACGGACATATGCATCAGCATCCGGCACCTCAAATGCCAATTGGGACTCCTTCAGTAACTTCAGCAATGAGTTCACAATTTGGGGTTGCACCACCAACGTTTAATCCACAAGGAGGCAAAGACAAATAATGAGTAAAAAACCAGTATGGATTGCAGGTATTGCTAGAGGGCATAACTCTGGTGTATGTTTGTTAAAAGATGGAGAAGTTGTTTTTTCTGTAGAAGAAGAAAGACTTTCAAGACACAAATATGATGGAGGCCCGTTTGCCTCTATGGTTAAAATTTTAGATTATACAGACAAACTTGATTATCTAGTAGTTGCTCACACACAAAGTTTAAAAGAGACGGCTCCTAAAACAGATTACACAGGCGATGATGTTTATACAGGTCTTGCACGTAAACTTAATTTAATTAATAGAAAAGATAATCCGTACGAACATAGTCAAGTGATTGATTTAAGTTTTGTTCATCATAAATTACATGCGGCCCTTGCTTTTTATAGATCGGGGTTTGATAAAGCAACTGGTGTTGTAGTTGACGGTGCTGGAACTTTTATACCATTAAACTTTAATGGCGAAATGATTATGGGATGGGAAACAGAAACTATTTTTAGTTGTGATTATCCTAGTAATTTTAAAACTATTTGGAAGCATATTGGAGTACAACAACCAAGTGTGCATTTAATAAATCCAAACTTTGACAGTTCTATGTATAACGAAGATGGTACTCATACTTGTGTTATTACTGATGGCGCTGGAATTACTAAAGTATATGAAGCGGTTACAGAGTACTGCGGATTTAGTAGTATCGAAGCAGGAAAGACTATGGGATTATTTCCATATGGAAAAGAAAATGATAAAATTCCGCCATTGTTTAGTAATGAAGGTAAACACCCAACTACTAATAGACAGTTAATTGTTCCAAACTATCCTAATGGAGCAATGGTTAACAGACTTGCTTATGACTTTTTAGAAGAAGACGTTGACACACAGAAACTACAAATGAAACAAGCAGACAGAACACAATTAACTAATCGTAGAGATTTAGCATATGCTTGTCAAACACAGACACAAGATCAGGTTGTAAATTTAATTAGACGTGCAGTTGAAATGACAGGTGAAAAAAATATTGTTGTTTCAGGCGGTTATGCATTGAATTGTGTTGCAAACTATCATTATCTTGATGCATTAAAAGATGAAGGTATTAATTTATATGTTGAGCCAGTAAGTAATGATGCCGGAACAGCAATGGGTGCGGCAATGTTTATTCATAGAAGTATTACACAGGATAATACAGTTGCTCCGTTACAACATAAATTATATCTTGGCCCAACATACAACTATAAAACTGATGACGTAGAAAAACTTGTAACAGAATACGAAGCAGACGTTAAAGATGCAGAGTATAATGATGTTATTGATTTAATTGACAATAAAAATATTGTTGCTATGTGGCAGGGACAAAGTGAAAACGGTCCTAGAGCATTAGGTAATAGATCGATATTATATGATCCACGAGATCCTGAAGGTAAAGATCATGTTAATACTGTAAAACACAGAGAATATTTTAGACCTTTTGCTGGAACTATACTTGAAGAAGATGTTCATGAATGGTTTGACCTAAGAGGAATGGAAAGTTCTCCTAGTATGATGTATGCTGTTAACTGCCAAGAAGGTGTTGAATCTAAAATTCCTGCAATTATTCATGTTGATGGAACTTGCAGAATACAAACAGTTAATAAAGATCAGAACAAACACTTTTATAACTTAATATCTGCATTTAAAGAAAAAACAGGGTTACCGATATTGTTTAATACGAGTTTTAACTTGGGCGGCGAACCGTTAGTTGAAGATTTAGTAGATGCATTTGATACTATTAAAAATAGTGATATCGAATACTTATATTTGCCAGAATACAACAAACTAATTACAATGAAGAATGAATAAATACCATTATGGAATGGTTAAAATACTTCTTTAGTAAAGGTGCAAAAAATACTGTTGCTCTCAAAGGCGGAACAAATTTTTCGTATATAGGCCCGTGGGTAAAACTCATGGAAAGCCCTATACAGACTCGTTTAGATCGTTGGCACTTGGGTGAGTTTTGTGCTGTTGAATATTCAATAGTCGCAGACTTTGATACAACCAATAGAGAAATTGTTAAATGTATTGTTACAGCAGGTAAAGATACTGCTGATTTAACTATATATGGTCGAAGCAATCTAGGAGCATCTATATTAAATATTACAGCAACAGTGAATAATTCATATGTTGACATTATTGTAACACCATCTAATGAAGATAGTACAGTATTAGCAGGTGCAAAAGTGTTATATCAAGCCACATATTTCAAAACATTAAATCCTCCTGTTTAACAACTTTCCTGTTTATGGTAAATATGTGTATAGGAGATTTTAAATGGCCGTCACACTAAACCCATTATATAGCAAATACGGATTCAAAGGACCAGGCTTTTCAGTCGATTCACAAGGTAATGTTACAGTAAAGTCATTATCTAGTGATGTTCTAATTGAAACTATTGCTGTAACCGAGGATACCTCGGGCGAAACAGTAGAATTCAATATAACTGAATCAGCAGGTCAATTTGCAGTAGATGGTACTACTCCTAATCCAGCAATTACAGTTATCAAAGGTCGTACTTATAGATTTAATTTAAATTTAACAACACTTACTTGGAGTATTAGAGATAGTTCCAATTCAGATGTTATTACAAATATATCACACACTGTTGATGGATCGACAACAACAGGCGTTGGAGCAAATAACGTTCAAGATGGTTATGTAACTTGGACTGTTCCGACTAGTGGTACAGGATATTATTATTCCGATGTTGACAATGATCCTCAAAAACTGTTTGTTTTACAAGAGCCGCAAGTAACAGGAACCGGATCTTTTGCTTCCTTAATTGTTACAGGGACATCAGAACTTAGAGATACAACTACAATTAATGCTGAAGTTAACTTAAATGATATTTTAACAGTTAATGACACAACTAATACAACATCATCGTCAACTGGTGCTGTTGTTATTAAGGGAGGTCTTGGTGTTGCAAAAGATGTAAACATTGACGGCGATCTAATTGCTAAAAGTTTTAAAACAAATGACGTTGGAGTTCCAACACTGTCAAGTAGTTCAAATTTACAATTTGATGCAACTAACGCTATAGTTTTTAATGTTGCAGGAATAGAAAAAGGAAGAATTACTCATTTAGGTTCAACGATTAAAGTTGTTGATACTACAGTAAATGATACTATTATTGGTAATTCAGGCCCAGCAGAAGGAACATTTACAAATGTAACTTTAAAAAATGAAGCAACAAACAAAGATCATGCTACTACTAAAAAATATGTAGACTCAAATGATATTGTTTTAAGTATAGCATTTGGAGCATAATAGATGAGTCAAGAAAGAGAATATATAGTTGGATTAAAGAAAGACGTTGATTATGTATCTTTTAACAACGAAATGATTGTTGAAACAGGTGCAGGAAATATTCCACAACGTTCTGTTACAGTATCAAATCCAAGAATGGTTTCTAAAAGATTAACACACTACATGTTAACAGATTCAGAGGCCGAAGCATTGCGTCAAGATGTAAGAGTAGACTGTGTTGAAATACCACCGGATCAACAGGACCAACTTGAAATTGGTGTACAAGCAAGCCAATCAGGAAACTTTACTAAAACAACATTAGATTCAGGTCCATATATAAATTGGGGACTACGACGTATTAATGAAAAAATAAATGTTTATGGTGGTTCAGATAATGTTTCAGGTGATTATAATTATACATTAGACGGAAGTGGAGTTGACGTTGTAATTCAAGATACTGGTCTACAAAAAGACCATCCAGAATGGCAAGATGCAAATGGTGTTTCGAGATTTAAAGAAATAGATTGGTATACTGAAAGTGGAGTAAGTGGAACTCAAAGTTCTAATCATTATAGAGATTATCACGGACATGGAACACATGTCGCAGGAACTATTGCAGGTAAAAATTATGGATTTGCTAAAAATGCAGATATATATGCGTTAAAAGTTTCAGGATTAGAAGGAACAGGAGATACCGGGGGTATTCCTGTTGCAGATTGTTTTGATGTTATTAAAGAATGGCATAAAAGAAAAGTTTCTGGTACATACACTCCAACAACAGTGTCTTATATTCCAGCAACTGGAGTAATGGTAATAACTTTAGGAAATCATAATTTTGAAATAGGAGACAAAATACGAATAGCACCTGGTAGTTTAACATTTACATGCGGTAAAGATAACTTTGCAAGTAATCACAGTTATCCTAGGAGTTCAGGTGTGCCAAATGCGGCCGGAACTGATCCATACTACAATAAAGATATTGAAATTACCGCCACAACGTCAACAACAATTACGATTAATATCGGTATAAGTTCGGATACCAGTGAACACAGGTTTGTAAGTGCATTACCTGGCGCAGTCGAAGCAACTGGTGACAAACGATTACTCTCTAAACGCCCAACAGTAGTAAACATGAGTTGGGGTTATTCAACAAACTTTGTTGGAATATCTGGAGGTACTTATAGAGGGTCTTCTTGGAGTGGAAATACTGCGAGGACTGAGTACGGCATGGTCGGACGTGCAGGTAAACACGTTGTAAGAGTTAGTAGTGTTGATATTGATTTAGAAGAATTAATCGAAGCAGGAGTACATGTTACTATCTCTGCAGGAAATACAAAACAAAAAATTGATGTTGTAGGTGGAACTGATTATGATAATACATATTTGCAATATGGTGTAACACGATATTATCATAGAGGAGGATCTCCCCATAGTCAAAATGCACACATTGTTGGAAACATTGATTCTACAACAGTTTCTAATAGTGGTGTTATTTTAGAACAAAAAGCAACAAGTTCAGAAACAGGTCCTGGAGTTAGTATTTGGGCACCTGGAACTAATATTATGAGCAGTTCATCTAATATATCAACCGGGTTTACTTCTGATACATATTATTTTAATAATGATTTTAAACAAGCCAATATATCAGGTACTAGTATGGCGGCTCCACAAGTAGCAGGAGTTATATCATTATATTTACAAATACAGCCTGACGCAACACCAGCAGAAGTTAAAGATTTTATACAAGACAATGCAGAAGTAAATGATTTATACCAACCCGGAGACGGAGCGGCATATACTAATGATAGAGCATTGTTATTAAGTTCTCCAAGATTTTTACTTAATCAATATAGTTCAAAATTTGGGTTAACATTATCTAGTTTACAATCTGGAATATCAAGTGTAAATGCTAGTGCTCCAACATATACAATAACATCAAGTGCATCAGCAGTTGACGAAGGGACTGACATTGTGTTTACATTAGTAACTACAAATGTAACGGCTGGAACACAAGTTCCTTATACAGTATCAGGAATTTCACTTGCAGATTTAAGTTCAGGAACACTAACAGGAAATTTTGTTGTTGGAACAACAGATACTATTACATTAGGAATATCAGCCGATACTCTTACAGAAGGTAACGAAACATTAACATTTAGTTTAGATAACGGAGAAGGAAATGTTACAGTATTAATAAACGACAGTAGTTCAGCAACACCAACATATACATTAACATCAAACAAAACATCTGTTAACGAAGGTAGTGGTGTTATTATAACGTTAGCAACTACAAACGTAAGTACAGGATCAAATATACCATATACAATTACAGGAATAACTGCAAACGATTTAAGTACTGGATTATTATCTGGAACATTTGTTGTTGGAACTACAAATACCCGAACAATTAGTATTGCCGCAGATACTCTCACAGAAGGAGCAGAAACACTTACACTTGCACTTGACAACGGTGGCTCGACTATAGATGTTACAGTAAACGACACAAGCACAACTCCCGAGGCACCAACATATGCATTAACTACATCATCGGCTAGTGTTAATGAAGGACAAGGATTTACAATTACACTTTCAACTACAGGTGTTGTAAGTGGTACTAGTATTCCGTATACTATTACAGGTGTCAATAGTGCAGACATTGGTGGAACAGCATTAACTGGAGCATTTACAGCAGGAACCAGTTTATCAAAAGCGTTTACGGTCACAGAAGATGCCACAACTGAAGGTACTGAAACATTTACTTTAACACTTGATAACGGCGAAGCAAGTTCGTCAGTAACAATTGGTGATACTAGTTTAGATCCTTCTGGTCCAACATATGCATTAGCAAGATCAACAACATCGGTTAATGAAGGCGGAACATTTACAATTACTTTAAGTACTGCAAACGTTGCCGCGGCAACTAGTATTCCTTATACTATTACAGGAGTAACCAGTGCAGATATTGATGGCGCAAGTTTAACTGGAAATTTTGTTGTTGGAAGTTCTGAATCTCTTGCAGTTACGGTTACAGAAGATGCCGCAACTGAAGGTGCAGAAACTTTTGCTATTGCACTTGATAACGGAGAAGCATCTACAACAGTATTAATTAATGATACAAGTGTCGACACAACACCAACTTACGCATTATCATCAAATGCAGATGCAGTTAATGAAGGAACAAATATTATAGTAACACTTGCTACTACTAACGTAGCCAACGGTACAACAGTTGCATATACAATTAGTGGTGTAACTAGTGCAGATATTAACAGTGCAAGTTTAACTGGAAACTTTAGTATAAACAATAATACAAGTCAATTAATTTTACAAACAACTGCTGATGCAACTACTGAAGGTGCAGAAACATTAACTATTGCTTTAGATAATGGAGAAAGTACTAAAAATATTACTATTAATGATACTAGTACAACTCCGTTTAGTGCAGATTACACAATTTCTGTTACTAACTCAGGAAATAGTTATAATTTAAGTGGCACAGACAGAAACGGCGCAGTAAGCGGTAGTCAACCAACGTTAGCATTTAATAACGGTGATAGAGTACAATTTAATGTTAATGCAGGAACATCAAGTAGTCACCCATTCTATATTAAAACACAAAGTGGCGGCGGAACAGGGTATCAAGCAAGTGGAACAACAGGGCAAGGCACAACACAACTTAACTGGACTATAGGAAGCAGTGGAACATTTTACTACCAATGTAGTATTCACGGCGGAATGAACAATAGTATAACAGCAACTTAATTACAGTTGGTACTTAACAATGGTAAATAGTATAAGATAACAGGAAAACAGAATGGCAAGAACCAGAATAACTGAATATAAATTCACACCAGGAATATCGTATATAGGTAATAAGTATCCTAACGCATGGGCATTGTTTGACGCTAATATAGCGTTTATGAAGGCCGAAGTTAAGGCTTTTATCAATAACAAGGTTCTTGAGGGATTAGGATCATGGAATGGTTATACATTTAATGAAGCAAAATGTGATAGAGATGTCGGTTACATTATTGATGGTTATCAAAACGATTTACGCTATAATGGAAATGAAAAAACAACTAGTGTTGTTACAAAATATTGGGATGGAGATACTCCGCAGGTTGACGGTGACAGAGTTCCAGAAATCGAAACACATACTTTTCTAAGAAACTTAATTTTAAATAATATTTTATTACAAACAGTACAAGCAACACCACAACAAGGTGCTATTGCTCAAGTGACAACAGGCACAGCGCCAGAATCAGGCGCAGACACTAGATTAGAAACTCTTGCTAATATTACAATTGATGTAATTACAAATGGTTTGACGTCGATGCCTGCTACAGTATATAATGAATATTCTAGAATTAGAATTCCGTCACGTGTATTATTAGAAGATTTATTATTAGTATCAAACGTTACACGCGGATCAACTTTATATAATTTTACTGATACAGGATTACTTGCTGATACTGAATATGTCAAATTTGACAGAGGAAATAGAGATTTTCAACAAATAGATTTCGAGCATGACAGAGATTTCTATAACTATCTACAAAACAGTGACTATGTAACAACATTAAAACTATATGCTGACACAACAGGTTCTCAGGTAACAGACAATATACAAATTTTTGTTGATAGACAAGAAACTATTACAAGACCATTTGATTTTGGTACTGATGCTATTGAAAGACAAAGAACTGCTAACCCGTTATCAATGCTTGATGCTGACTTTGAATATGGATTACAACCTACTAAATGGCAAGCAATCGGAATGTTAAGAGGATATCCAAGTATTTACGAAGTACCTGGAACAGACACAACAATATCTACTATTGTTTCTGATGTTTCAACTGGAACTGGCGGAATTGGTCAATCGTTAATAACAGTAACAACACTAGGAAATCACGGATTTCCTATTGGACAACCTATTACAGTTAAAGGACTAGAACCAAGTGTAGACGGATTTAATAGAGCAGAAGGATCGTTTATTATTACTAGCGTTCCGTCAGATAATTCTTTTACATATTATGCAAAATCTAAAGTTGGTACTACAAATCCTGAACAATTATACACACCATATGTACAAATAAGACAAGGTGGATTTTACACTGGTGCAAATATTTCAGAGGCGCCGACATTTACAGTTACGTCAAACGGATCTGCAGGAAACTTTACACTTGCACTATCAACAGCATCGGGAGGTTCTAGACTTCCATTTTACGGTACTGTGCCAGAACTTGGTGCACCGTTAGATGATGTGGGTTCTGCATTTATTCCAACTGGATCACAGGTAACAGGTGTGGTTGGTGCTGGCGATAATCCATTATTAACATTAAACGTTTCGGAAGATGCCCCTGCAGGATCTACAACAATCACGGTTGACGATACAACAGGTGTTCTACAGAATATGGCAATCGACGATGACGGTGATGCTAACTTTATTCAAACTGTAGCAGGACAACAAATTAGTTTATTAAACGGAACAGGCGCAGAACTTGCAGGTGATAATATTGATTACACTAATGTAGAAGGTACTAATGTTACTCCACAAGGTAGCGGAGCAACTTTTGATGTAACACTTACATCAGGTAGTTACAATGTTGTAGGTAATGCACCTGGTAGCGGATACGAAATTGGTGATTATATTATTATTGATGGATCACAAGTAGGCGGTGGTTCAGGAACGAATGATATTGAGATTCGTGTAACTGATTCAGATACTCCTGGACAAGTAATTACATTTGTTGCAACAGGTACTGGTTTTGACGGAACTGCTTCTTTTACAAACTTAGGTGGTACAACATTAGGTGGAACAGGTACTAGCGGCCAGTTTAATATTACAAAAACTGGTACAACATATACAGCAGAAATATTCAGTCCAAACGGATCAGTAGATTATAGAGTTGGCGATAGAATTAATGTTTTAGGTAGCATATTAGGAGGACTTGATAGTACTCATGATTGTTTAATTACTGTTGATAGCGTTGATAGTTTTGGTAATATTTTAACAATATCAGTAGCAGGTACAGCAACAGATGCTAACGTAAATTATACAGGTTTATCATACACGTCGAATACTGCGTCAGGTACTAATGCAGGAATTGACGTACAAAAAGATGCTACAATTTATACAGTTACTTTACAAGACGGTGGTTTAAACTTTGCAGTAAGTGAAACTCTTACTGTAAGTGGTGCCGATCTAGGTGGTACTTCACCTACTAATGACTTAACACTAACAGTTACAGCAGTTGATGTTAACGGTACTATAACAACATTTTCAACCTCAGGTGTTGGTCTTAACAGCCAAACTTACCCACAACAAGGTGGTGTTAATCTAGTAGGTACCGGCGGACAATTTGATGTTTCAACTAGTGGCGGAAATTATACTGCAACAGTTAGAGTTGAAGGTGAAGGTTATGCTGTTGGTGATGAAATTGTAATTCTTGGTAGTGATCTAGGTGGTAGTTCACCTGCTAATGATTGTACAATTGAAGTAACAAATAGTGTTGATAGTATTGGAGGACTTATTACAGTTACAGCAACAGGTAATGCAGTTTCTGGTAATGGTAACTTTACAGGCATAGAAGGATTTAACGATGCTCCTTCAGGTAATGGTGCAAGTTTTAGTGTTAATAGAAATAACGGAGTTTATACAGTTAGTGCTATTACAACTCCTGGTTCAGGATACAAAGTTGGAAATAGAATTTCTATCAACGGACAAAATTTAGGTGGTCAAACACCTAGCAATGATTTAATTGTATTCATTGACACAGTCGGCGGACAAGGAGATGCTACAGCAGTAACTCCAACAGGTAGTGCAGTGGCAGGAAGTACAATAACAGTTTATAGTACAATCTCAATGAGTGAAGCAACAGTGGGATTATTACCTCAAGGTACTACAATCAACTTTGATGCACTTGCTACAATTAGTGTAGCATTTGGTAGTCCACATGGATTAGTACCAGGATCAACATTTATTGTAAGTATACAATCAGATAATGATGCTAATAATCACTATTTGGCGGCAGGATCATTTATTGCAACGGCAGTAAGTGCATTAGATCAAATATCGTATCAAGCATTATCCGTTGGTACAATTGACACCGGTACTAACAATGACGAACCAATCAATGGTATTGTTTATCCAAGGCCTGATGCATTCTTTGTTCACAGACCATTTGACGGTGGTGTGCAATTAGGTACAGGAAGCCCAGTACACGGTGCACAAGCAATACGTCAAAGTAAAAAATATATTAGATATCAGTCTGGTAAAGGTATTATGTACACAACTGGTGCTCTATTTGCTCCAAGTTATGACTTATTAAGTATTACATCTTCAGGTACAGCAGTTGACAGTGTAATTACTGTAACTACCGATGATGTAGATCATGGACTACAAGTGGGTGCTGGAATTAGATTAAAAGGTATTGTTACACCTGGTTATGACGGAAATTATACTGTAGACAGTATTGTAGATGAAAGAAAATTCACTGTAAGAGCGAAATATATTTTAGGTAATACAACAGCAACACTAACTGATAACCCACAAGTGCAAACACGTACATGGCACGGATCTGTAGTTAGAGCAGGTACATATGACGATCAAAATGGTATCTTCTTTGAATATAATGGTAAAAATTTATACTGTGTACAACGTAGTGCAACATTCCAATTATCCGGAACGTGTACTGCTTATAGAGATCAAAACGAAATTACAGGAACAAGCACAAGATTCCAAGATCAATTAAGTGTAGGCGACAGGGTTGTTATACGTGGTATGACACATGTTGTTACTAAAGTTAATAATCAGTCTAGTATTAATGTTGCACCAGACTTCCGTGGTGTATCAAATATTAGTGGTGCTAAACTGGCTAAGGTAGTTGATAAAAAAGCAAAACAAGGTGAATGGAACAGAGATAATTGTGATGGCACAGGTAAATCAGGATATGATTTAGATGTAAGTTATATGCAGATGATTGGTATTCAGTATTCATGGTATGGTGCTGGTTTTATTGATTATATGTTTAGAGGCAGTAATGGTGACTTTATCATGGCACATAGAATGCGTAACTCAAACATTAACACAGAAGCATATATGCGTACTGGTAACCAACCTGTTCGTTATGAAGTTATTAATGAAAGTGCAATCGGAAAATTAAAGTCAAACGTAGGTATTGCTGATACTGAAATTGAAATATTAGATGCTACTGATTTCCCCGATGACGGTGGAACAGTTTATATTGGTAACGAATTAATTACATATACAGGTATAACAGGTACAACATTAACAGGGTGTACAAGAGCATCACCGTTGCAACAGTTTGCATCAGGAGCAACAAGATCATACACAGCAGGACCGGCAACATCACATGCAGAGAAAACAGGATTAGTATTAGTAAGTAATACAACAACACCAATTATTCAACACTGGGGTTCATCTTTTATTACAGATGGTGGCTTTGATAGTGATAGAGGATTTTTATTCTCATACGCAGGTACAGGTGTAACTTTTGGTACAACACCATTTACATCATTCTTAATAAGACTAGCACCAAGTGTATCTAATGCACTAGTTGGTGACTTAGGTGAAAGAGAATTAATTAACAGAGCACAGTTACTACTTGAAGGTCTTGAAATTACAACAGAACCTAATGCATCTAGCCAGACAGGTAATATTGTTGTTTCTGGTGTGCTTAATCCACAAAACTATCCAGCCAATCCAGATGATATTGGTTGGCAGGGTCTATCAGGAGTTGCACAAGGTGGACAGCCAAGTTTCGCACAGATTGCACCTGGTGGTTCTGTTAACTGGAACTCTAATGCAAGTACTGTAACAAGAGCGGCTACTACACTTGCAGAAATTACTGCTAGTGTTACTGCTATTGATAGAGGTTATAGAAGTAATAATGATTATTGGGATAACAGTATTAGACAGGGTAGAGATTTATTCTTTGTAACTGAAGCATTTTACCAGGCTAATCAAGACTTATTCTCAATAGGTACTATTGTTGGTGATAATACAAACTTTCCAACAGGAACAACAATTCGAGCAGTAGGAACTTGGACAACTGGCTCACGAAACGACGGCACACTAAGACCGATATACGTAACTCAAGGAGGTTCAAGAAACGTTACAGATCAAGATGTAGTCTTAACATTTAGAAAATCATTTAAAGATCCGCCTACTAACAACATTTGGTTTACAAAAGCAAGTTGGGAAACTGCAGGCGCAGGACAAGGTACATTGGTTAGTTCCAGTGAAACACGTTTCCCTGCTAACACTTCTGTATCACAGGTTTCACTCGAAGAGTGGGGCGGAACAGAATATTATGATGTTTCATTCTCACAGAGTACAGATGCAACTGCAATAACAAAAGGTAGTACAACAATTACCTTTGACTTTACACAGCCGCCATATGCACAACCAGGTGAAACAATCTTCTCATTCATTGCTAGACCAGGTGAAAGATCTACACTAGATCTGTCATTCATTAAAGAACTTACAAATACTACACTAGGTGGTAGAGGTACTTTCCCGAATGGACCAGACGTACTTGCACTGAACGTATTTAAAACTTCGGGTGCAGATGTAACTGGAGAAATTATCTTGCGTTGGTCAGAAGCACAAGCGTAATGGCTAAACCCAATGAAGATTTTAAACTTACTGTTAAAGAACTTGCATTAATTGAAATGTCATTGCTGAGTTATCAGCACACACAACCTAATAGAGCAAAAGAAATTCAAGAATTATTAGCAAAATTTTATCATCAAAAGGTCTGGTATAGATCTAAAAATGATGAAATTTATGTTAGCGGCTAGAAGAAACTAATTAATCAGTTTTAATTTCTACTTTTTCGTCTTTTTGTGAATCGCCTGGAATAATTCGATAATTATCGCCGACGCTATCAGGAGTGCTAACTTCAGTTAAACTTGAATTAGGTTCTAATGCCTCTAATTGATGCGGCATCAATGGTGGGTTATGCCAAACATCACCAGGGTTAAGTTCTTTAGTAAACATTACAGCAGTCTTAGTATCTACATAACGCAACATGAACTTTCCGTTGTTAATAAACCAAGTTTCGTCTTTTTCTTTATGAAAGTGCATTGAAAACTTTGCTCCTTTCTTTTCAAAAAATAATATTTTTCCACAGTACTTGTCTGTAGTTGCGAAGATCAGTTCGTAACCCCAACCTTTATCAACTTTTCCACTTAATCTTTCAATATCAGTAGGCATGTATATACTCCTTTACAGTCATATAATCGTTTATTTTACAATGTTTATTTAGATTTGTTAAGTCTGCACAAGTGTATTCTTGATATTGACTTTTTAACTTATCTGGCATTTCAATAGTTTCAATTGTTGCATCATATTTGTTTGCAATAATTTCTGCAACGTCTTGGAAACTAGTAGTTGTCCCTGTTCCGACGTTAAAAATTCCACTAGTATCTATTTTTAACATACTTTCGTGTACTCTACAAACGTCACTCACACAAATAAAATCCCTTTTATAGTTTTCACTATTTTCAAAAACTTTGATAACTTTGTTATTCTTAGCCTGTTGTGTAAATTTATGTATTGGACTTGCTTGGTCATTTTTATGATCTTCGTAAGGTCCATAAACATTAAAATATCTAAAAACTTGAAGGTTCATATTAAATTCTTTTTGATATAACCCTGCTTGTATTAAAAAACGATCAGTCAAGTACTTACTCCATGCATAAGGACTTTGTGGTAAGCATTTTGATTCTTCTTTATAACCATCTAAACCTTGACCATATACACTTGCCGAACTAGCAATTTGCATGTTAACACCAAACTTATCACAAAGTTGTATTAAGTTCATAGTAAATTCATGATTTTGTATTAAAACTTTTTCTACATCTGTTTCTGTAGTTGAACTGATTGCACCTAAGTGAATCACGCTATCATAATTTTCCGGATTAGGAAGTACATTAGGACCTTTCCATTCGAATCCTTCGACAGTATGTCCTAGTGTTTGTAAGTAAGGTCCTAGATTCTTTCCAATAAATCCAGCATCTCCTGTTAGTAATATATTCATGTTGCAAAATCCACCATAAAACTTCTTCTAGGTTCTTTAGCAGGATAAACTCCATGCCAAACGTCCCAATTCATTAAAATTAATTTTCCTGGTTCGGGTTTAAATGTTTTGTTTTCATCATTATATATAGTATACATTAAACCATTAAGGGTTGTCAACTTTTCATCTTCGGGTTGATTATCGAAATATAAAATAGTAGCAACACTATCGGGATTATGTCTATGTAAAGTTTGGTATCCAAAGTCTTTATAATAGACTCCCCAAATATTTAAAATTTTTCCAAAGTTCCAATCTTTGATATGTTGTCTAATAACATTATTATAATCTTCCTTTAATTTAACGTCAAAGGCATTAGGAATACCAGGTTGTCCGATATCAAACCCAACTGTTGTGCTTTCTGTTTTCCAATTTTCTGTAGATTTTTTACTCCATTCAATAAAAATTTCTTCATAGTCTTTCCAATTTGGTAAAAAAGTTTCGACAATCATTCTTTTATCCTTCCGATGATTTCAGTAGTACTATGTCCTTTTACTATAGGAAAAATCTTTACTTCTGCAAGTTCATTACCTACGGTAGTTTCTGTCGTATAGTCTCCACCTTTAACAATAATATCTGGTCTAATAATTTCTAAAATTTGTTGAGGAGTATCTTCTCCAAATACAACAACTTCGTCGACCCACGGTAACATTTCTAGTTGCTGTTTTCTTGTTGCAAAGTTATTTACAGGTCTGCCATTACCTTTCAATCGTCTTACGCTTTCATCATCATTAATACCAACAATTAATTTTTTTCCTAAATTTTTTGCATATTTTAATAACTCCAAGTGTCCTGGATGTAATATATCAAACACACCATTAGTCCATACAACACCTCTATTTAGGTCATCAAATGTTACAGGATGTACTCCACGTTTTTCGACATTTCTTGCACTAGCATAACATGCCAATTGACAAGACTCGGGAATACTCATATTTTTTGTTGCATAACCATAAACCAATACTGCTAAAAATGTATCTCCCGCTCCTGTTACATCAGCAACTTCTCTTACATCTTCTTTGATATGCCAATTTTCTTTTTGGTTAATTACATGAACTCCTTCAGCACCATCAGTTACTACTAACCAAGTCCACCCATATTCTTTTAATTTTTTTCTAGCAGTGTCGTAATTAAAATGACCAAACCATTCAATGTATTCTTTCATATTAGGTTTTACTAAAAAGCAATCTTTATAAAGATCAGGTGATTGTTTTGGATCTACAAAAATTTTATTTTGTTGTAAACTCGACATTAACTCTTGCGTAATAACACCTTTGTTATAATCACTAATAACTACAACATCGTCATTATCAACCACTAACGACTGTTCAACATTTCCAGTATATAATTCTTCTCGATCCCAACGTAATATGTGTTGCCCGCCTTGACCAACTAGCCTTGTTTTGGTTGTTGTTATGCTATTGTCAAATGACACATTACTAGTTAATGTTTTACAATCCTTCAATAATTCAATTATTTTATAGCCTTCTTTGTCTGAACCTACGGCACCATGCAAACCGACGTGTACGCTTAAATTTGCAAGGTTAAACGCTAGGTTTCCAGCACCTCCTACACTAAAAGTTTGATAACTTTCTTTTAATACAGGCACCGGAGCCTCCGGACTCATTCGATCGGCAGTACCAAGAATCCATCTATCAAGCATTATGTCACCAATAACTTTGATCATAGACTTTTAACTATTTCAACTATTGTTTGTATCTTGGTTTGATTAACTTTGTTTTGAAGTGTATTACGTAGACCTACGTGTAGTGGTTTTGGATAATCATTTGCTGTTGTCCACGCATAACCTGAATGTTCATCATTGAGATCTGGAATGAACTCTTTATCAATAATTATTACATACGTATGAAAAAAGAATTTTTCATCTTTTGACGTATATAATTCTAATGGAATAATTTTTTGAAATTTAGGTGTTTTACCTATTTCTTCTTTAACTTCTCGTTCGAGTGCTTTCCATGGTGTTTCACCATTTTCACTCATGCCACCAACTAACCCCCATTGGCCTGCTGTTTTTCTTTTTGTTCTTTGTAGAAATAAGAAGCGATTAGTTTCTTTTGCAAAAAATAATGCGCCACTACAAATTATGTCTTTTACAGAACTAGTCTCCATTCATCTGCCTCATATTCACCTTCAAAACTTTTCAGCCAAGATGCGTTTTCCCACTTGTACTGAATACCAGTATATGTATTAGTTATATATACTGGTGCTGGTGATGCCGCAGAATCGGCTCCGTCATTTGTAGCACTCGAATCTAATGTAATCTCCCAAAAAGATCCGTTCCATGTTATAATATCATTTTGATTTGCTTTAAATACTGATCCATCTGCATTCTGCCAGGCGTTAGCATTGGCGTCCGAACTATCACCTTTAACATTTGGATTGATATTATTTAAAATTAGATAACGTGTACCTGCTGTAATTGATGAATAATCAGGAGCAAACGTTGTTGGATCAATAATTGCATCTATTGTTCCTCTAGTGTTAACACTATCTGTTAATACGCTATTTTCCGGAACAGTATCACTATCAATTGATAATACCATTTGCGTATCGTCGGTTGGATTTAAACTAACAGTTGCAACAACTTCATTGCCGTCACTTTTGGTAAGTCTAATACTACTAGTACCAGCAGTAAATTTACCCGGGTATTGATCTAATAACTTAAACCAACTAACTGGATCGCCAGTTCTAGTAAATGTTCCTGTTTTAGATTCTTCAACACCTTCATGTGCATGTAAAAGTCTTGCAGTATTGTTTAATACTAAAAGTTTATAATCACCTGGCGATCGAACTATTGTTGCTGTAGGTATAGTTGCATCAATTATCCCGTCACTAACACTTCCGCTTTCATCAAAAATGTTCATTATAATTTTTTCAATTACTCCTAACTTTTTAACTTTTGCAGGAGGAGTAACCCATATCGGCATTTGAAATTCCATTTCGCCGATATCAATTTCTGTTTCAGTTCCTTGCGGAATACTTCTAGTCGAATAATTTACACTTGCTAATTCGATTAAACTTAAACTCGTCCAGTCAACATAATTATTTGTAGTTTGTATTTCTAATGCAGGATTATACAAAACAAGGATTTGTTCCATAATTTGTAATTTTTGATCTGTGTTAGTTGACCAAATGTCTGCCTTCATTCTTAATGTAAACGGCACTGGCATCAGTCTTTCAATAGTGTTTCCAACGCCTTGTAGGTCTTTATACGTGCCTGTTGCATCATCGTACTCTCTATGCCTAACATGTATCTTATCAACGTGTGTAGGGCTTTGTACGCGGTCTCTAGCATACTCTAAACCAGTTATGTAACAAGCAATTCGAGGAGCACTCATAACTTTATTTTCTGAATTATCTCTAATAATATTTGCTACTTGACGTGTTAAGTTTCCGTAACTTACTGGAATTTTTCTAAGTGTTCCTGCACCGTCTTTGTAAGAAAAATTACTAAATGCTCTAATAAATTGAGTTACAAATCTTCTTATTTGTCCATCGTAAAAATGTTCCATTAAGCGTCTGCCTCAGGTTTCAATGCATCTGATAATGCTTGTTTTTCTGGTTGTGTATTACCATTTCTGTTAGTGTAATTATTTGTGTTGTTTGTAAATTCATTTACAACACTATTTTGAACTGTATTAGTTAAACTCATTCTTGCACCATCTTCTACTTTAATCCAATTGCTACCATCATATCTAAATAGTCTGTTAGGATAATAATCTGTTCTTAAATGGTACGCACCTTTATCTGGACTACTTGGGTATGATGTTCCAAATGTATATGGCGATCCGTTTGCAGGCAAGCCATCTCCTCCACCATAAGCAATGTAGTAATTACCACTTGGTGTTTGTAGAGTTGGTGTACTTGATCCGTCATCTACTATGTTTACATCTCCGGCATCATCAGTTGGCACAACAAAATATTGATTAGTATCGTATCCTGTTTTAGGAGCATCTTCTTCTGCTTGTTGTATTACTGCTGTATTAATTTGCATTTCTTTTTCATACGTAGAAAGCACATCGCGTAAGTTCTTACCTTCTTGGCCGCTTTCTTTATCAAATATTTCTTTAAACTCTTGACTATCAATAATTGGCTTACACTTGGCTCTTAATAAATGAGGATACCATGTTTGAGAAAATCCTTCACTTGGACGACTTATATCTTCAATTACATAAAATCGTTTCAAAGAAACTTGAAAATCATTCAATGCATAATCATCTACTAAATGGGGTAACTCTAAAACATCACCGCTTAATAGTTTTCTACCAATTGATTCAACACTTCGGTTTAAATGAAATGTTATAAAAACTGTGTCATTTTGTAAAAACATTCCAAATTGCGATAAATCAAAATCTAAATCTTGAACATTATAAATTCCACGTAATGTGTAAACATCATCTGAATATTTTCTATCTCTATTTTCTAAAAACAATAGATCTTGTATTTTTGTTTCAGGAATATCTGCAACTTGTCTTGGTTGAGATGGCGTTCCGACACCCGGCTCAACAGGCCCCTCATACTTGTGTACATATATGTCTGTACCACCTATTTGAAAGGCTTCATATACGGTTTTATCTATAAAACGATAATCCGCAGATTTCTCTGGTTTGTATAAACTTAATCTTGGCATAGTAAATGTATTTATTGCAATGACAATCGAATAAATAATAGCATGAGCACACAATTAGATACAGCAAAATCAAAACTATTTAGATACGTCCGAATTATGCTTGGCGACGGTATGATTGACGTAGAACTAGATATCGATCATTATGAGATAGCATTAGAAAAAGCATTAGGAAAATTTAGACAAAGATCCGAAAATGCTGTAGAAGAATCATATGCATTTTTAGAATTACAAGAAGATACAAATGATTATATTCTTCCAAATGAAATACAAAGTGTAAAAGAAGTATTTCGTCGAAGTATAGGCTCACGTAGTGGCGGCGGCCAAGGCGGTACAGTATTTGAACCGTTTAACCTTGCTTACACAAATACGTATCTATTAAGTTCAACACAGATGGGCGGCCTTGCAACATATTTTGCATTTGCTGGTTATCAAGAATTAGTAGGCAAAATGTTTGGATCATTTATTAATTTTAAATACGATCCTGTAAATCATAAATTAACAATAATGCAAAGACCAAGAGGAACTGAAAGTATTATGATGGCAGTATATAATCAGCGTCCTGACTTTGTACTTCTATCTGATCCATATGCAGGACAATGGTTAAAGGATTATACCCTTGCTGTATCCAAATATATGATAGGTGAAGCACGTGGTAAATTTGCTACAATTTCAACCCCCCAAGGTGGAACATCTCTAAACGGTGATGCTTTAAAAGCAGATGCTTCCGCAGATATTGAAAAACTAGAACAAGATTTGGCAAATTATGTTGACGGTTCTACACCATTATCGTTCGTAATTGGATAAAAAGACTTGACTTTTTTGTTCTACTAGCATATAATAAACTTTTACATGGGATACATAACTTTACTATGATCGTAGGATTTGTTGGGCTAATAGGCTCTGGAAAAGATACCTGTGCTGATACTCTTGTCAGTGAAGGTGGATTTAAACGTGTAAGTTTTGCTACTACACTTAAAGACGCAGTTTCGGCTATATTTGGTTGGGACAGAGAAGCATTAGAAGGTAATACACCTGAATCACGCGAATGGCGAGAACAAGTCGACGAATGGTGGTCAGAAAAGTTAGGCATTCCCGAACTTACGCCCCGTTGGGTATTACAGTACTGGGGCACCGATGTATTAAGAAAAAACTTCCACGATGATATATGGATTGCTAGTTTAGAAAGCAAACTACTACAAATGAAACAAGACGCAGTTATTTCCGATGTGCGTTTTCCAAATGAAATTAAGATGATAAAAAGACTACGAGGTAAAGTATACCGTATTAAACGTGGTCCTGATCCATTGTGGTTTAGTGAGGCTGAATCGCAAAATAGAATACAAAGAGAAAGTATGAATAAGAAGAATTATGTATTTGTTGACAAAATGAAAGAAAAACATCCTGAAGTACATATTAGTGAATATGCATGGATCGGTGAAAAAGTTGACGATGTTATTGAAAATGACACTGATTTAGATAGTCTGCATAATGCTGTTAGAAGTCAGGTGTTAGGTCTCCCTGCTTCCAAATAGCACCAGTTTCTTGCATCAATCGTTGACAGTTAGCACAAATAGTTTTTAGATTACTATGCTTACAATTTGTTAAACTACCATCTATATGATACACATTAAACTGTTCTTTATGTTTGCTTGAAAATCCACATTTGTCACATTTAGTTTTTTGTCTATACCCTGCTTTATGCCAAAAAGGCACTCCTGGGGATCTTCCACTAGCACAACTATCGCACTTGCTTCTATAATACGGTTTTTTACCTTTATAGTAATTAATTGCAACAGGTCTTTTTTTACATTGTTTACATAATGATCTGCTCATAACTGTATTTACCACGCCCTTTTCGACCCCTTTTTTAACATGCATATTATATAGCGTTTTCCTGATATCTGTATAAATACTTGTAGAAATATAAAACCATACAAGGAGTATAAAAAATGGCACTATCATCACCAGGAGTTGAAGTTAGCGTAATTGATGAAAGTTTCTATACCCCAGCCGCTGGTGCTACAACACCTTTAATTGTTGTTGCAACTGCTGAAAGCAAACCATCGGGCACAGGGACAGGAACTGCGGCAGGTACACTAGCAACGAACAAAAACAAAGTTTACTTAATTACTAGTCAAAGAGAATTAACAGAGACCTTTGGGAATCCAACATTCTACACAGACTCTTCAAACAACGCATTACACGGTAATGAATTAAACGAGTATGGTTTACAAGCGGCTTATTCATATCTAGGCGTAGCAAATAGAGCGTATGTATTAAGAGCAGATGTAGACCTAGGAAAACTTTCAGGATCAAACGATGCACCAGCAGGTGCTCCGGCAGACGGAACTTATTGGTTTGACACTGACGATTCATTATACGGACTTTTCCAGTGGAACGGTTCTACACAAACATTCGCAAATAAGACACCAACTATCATTAGTGCATCATCTGATCTTTCAGGTGTAAGTGGCGCAACATACACAGGCATTAAAGGAAGTATTGGAGCAAAAGGCGATTACGCTGTTGTTACATTTAACACAGAAAATAAAATTTGGTACAAAAACGAAGATAATATTTGGGTACAAGTTGGTTCATATAATGAATCAGCGTTTGATGCGGCAGGTTTTGCTTCTTCAACAACTTGGAACTCTACAACTTGGAAATCAAGTTGGCCAACAATTACTGCTACACTTACACCTTCAACTTTAGGTGCAACTAACATAGTAATTAACGGTACACAGGTTAACAATGCAAGTACAACACCAACAAGTCTTGTTACAGCAATTAACGGTGCAGGTATTACAGGTGTTGGTGCTAAACTTGATGCTAACGACAGAGTTAAAATTTACTCCGACGGAACTGCAAGTTCAGATGGTACAACAACTGACGGTGCAATTTTAATTGCAGAAGGTACAGGTACTATTTTAACTGACTTAGGTATTACAGCAGGTTATTATCATTCACCAGAAACACAAATTTCAGCACACAGTAAAGTTCCATTATGGAAAGCAACTGATACTGTAGAAATTGCAGGTTCTAATTACAGTGGTTTAAGACCAACTGGTTCAGTTTACATGAAAACTACTACACCAAACGTAGGTGCTAGTTTAAAAGTAAAACTTTACAGCACAGGAACTGGATTATGGTCAACTGTAAGTACACCAATTTATAATAGCACAGCAGAAGCAATTAAAGCACTTGACACAGCAGGTGGAAAAAACATTGCAACTGGAACTTTATTTGCATTAGCAAATACAAGTGAAGATACTAATCCTATTATTGATTTCAAATTGCATAGAAGATTAATTCCAAGTCCAACAAGTGCAACAGGAAGCGTTGCTAATCCAACTATTGCGGCAGGAACTAAAACATTTACAATTTCTGAAACAAGAGCAGGAAGTACAGCATTTACAAGTGCAAGTGTAAGTTTCACAGGTACTACAGCAGATTCACTAGTTGAAGCAATTAGTGATGCAGGCTTAACAAATGTAACTGCTGAAGTAACTGCTAATGGCAATGTTAAAATTAGTCATACAATTGGCGGAGAAATTAGATTAAAAGATGGTAACGGTACTCCATTAACTATTGCAGGATTTACAAGTTCTGTGGATAATGTTTATGCGGCAGGTAGCGAAGCAACAGATGATTTAGTGATTTCAAATTGGAAGCCACTAACTTATGAAGCAAAAGCAGGTGCACCAACTAGCGATCCAGCAGAAGGAACACTATGGTACAGCACAACACTTGACGAAGTAGACATTATGGTACATGATGGTACTACATGGAGAGGTTACAATAAAGTATATAGTGACTCAGATCCAAAAGGACCTATTGTTTCAGCAACAGAACCAACTGTACAATCAGATGGCACTGCGTTAGTAAACGGTGATCTTTGGATTAATTCAGGAAACACTGAAACATACGGACAAAAGATTTACAAATATGATGGACTAAATCTAGAGTGGACAACAGTTGATGTAACTGATCAAACTTCAGAAGATGGCATTTTATTTGCTGATGCACGTTATGGTAAAGCAGGTGCTACTGGTGATACAGCGGCAACTATAGAGGACTTAATATCAAGTGATTACATAGATCCAGATGCTCCAGATCCAGACTTATATCCAAGAGGTATGTTATTATGGAATACTAGACGTTCAGGAAATAATGTTAAAATCTTTAGAACAACACATATTAATATTAATGAGAACAACGGTCGTAACAAACGTTTCCAAGGTACTGGAATAGCATATGACGGTGGTACAGATGAAGCAATGGCATCATACAAAGTTAATAGATGGGTTGGTTATAATACAACTGCTGAAGATGGTTCAGGATTATTTGGACGTAAAGCACAACGTAAAAATGTTGTTGCGGCATTGAAATCGGCAGTAGATACTAACGATGATTTAAGAGATGAAGAAACAAGAGCATATACATTGTTATCGGCTCCTGGATATCCAGAACTAACAAGCAATCTTGTTAGCCTAAACATTGATAGAGGTATTACTGGATTTGTTGTAGCAGATACACCATTCAGACTTAAAGCAAGTGCAACTGAAATTCAAAGTTACGGAATGAATTCAAACAATGCATTAGCAGATGGTGAAGATGGATTTGTAACATATGATGAATATATGGCGGCATTTTATCCATCAGGATTTACAACAGACCTAAGCGGAAACAATATTGTTGTTCCACCAAGTCACATGATGCTAAGAACTATTGCATTAAGTGATCAAGTATCATTTCCATGGTTTGCACCAGCAGGTACAAGACGTGGAGGTATTAGCAATGCATCAAGTGTTGGGTTTATTAATGATGAAGGTGAATTTACACCAACTTCATTAAACGACGGAACAAGAGATACAATGTTAGGTGCTAAGATTAATCCAATTACATTCATTACTGGAAGTGGTTTGGTTAACTTTGGACAAAATACAAGAGCAAGAAACGCTTCAGCATTAGACAGAATTAACGTAGCACGTTTAACAGCGTACTTAAGACGTCAATTAAGTTTACTTGCTAAACCATTCTTGTTTGAACCAAACGATAAGATTACACGTGACGAGATCAAACAAGCGGCAGAAAGTTTGTTGCTTGAGTTAGTAGGTCAAAGAGCACTGTATGACTTCCTAGTTGTATGTGATGACACTAATAACACTCCGAGCAGAATTGATAGAAATGAACTATACTTAGACATTGCTATTGAACCTGTTAAGGCTGTTGAGTTTATCTACATACCATTACGCTTAAAGAACACAGGCGAAATAGCAACTTTGGGGGCCCAATAATGAAGATAAATAAAACTGTAAAAGGAGCAATATAATGGCAATTTCAAGTTTAAGTAGATTTACAGTTCCATTAGCAAGTGACCAGTCAGCCTCAACACAAGGTTTGTTGATGCCGAAACTAAAGTATCGCTTTAGAGTATCACTTGAAAATTTTGGCGCTGGAAGTCCAAGTGTAGAATTAACGAAGCAAGTCATTGATGTAACCAGACCTAACGTTAACTTTGAATCTGTAGCAATTGATGTTTACAACTCAAAAGTTTACTATGCTGGTAAACATACATGGCAACCAATAACAATCACTTTAAGAGATGATGTAAATAACTCAGTTAACAAACTGTGTGGTGAGCAACTTCAGAAGCAATTTGATTTCTTTGAACAATCAAGTGCGGCAAGTGGTGTTGACTACAAGTTCAAAGGCAGAATCGAAATACTTGATGGTGGCAATGGCGCGAATGCTCCTAGCGTTCTTGAAACTTTCGAGTTAGTAGGTTGCTTTGTACAAGACATTAACTACAACCAATTATCATACAGCGATTCAAATCCGGTTGATATCCAGATGCAGATCCAATACGATAATGCTATTCAAACTAATGGCGCTGGTCAACCAAACGGAATTGGTTCCGCAATTGGTAGAACTATTAGAACGTTAGCAACAGGTTAATAGTATAAAAACTATTCTAAGAGGTCGGAGACTTAAAACTCTCCGGCCTTTTTTTACGACTAAATAATAGTATGGCTAAGTTAACTAAATTTCTAGGAAATGTTTTCGGCGGTATATTTGGCGGCGAAGGCGACATGCGTGATTATCAACACGCCGCAAGATTGTTTACTGATCAAACAATGAGACTAGCACCTAAGGTAGGGTTTCTATATCACGTAACATTTAATATTCAAAATCTTGCAATACGATCACCTAACCGTGCATTTTCCAAAGGTGCACCACAAATTGAATGCGGATTATTAGTTAAAGATGTTAAATTGCCCGGAGTGCAAGTTCAAACAGATACAAAAAATCAATACGGTAAGAAAACAAATTATCAAACATCTGTTTCTTATGCACCTGTTAACATTACCTTTCATGATGATAATGACGGATTAGTAAACGGATTTTGGCAACAATATTTTAAAGCAAATTATAATGATAGTTTATATTATCAAGAATTATACAAACAAACACCTTATCAAGATGCTAACTTTGTTAAGTTTGGTATGAACAGTGATAGAAATGTAAATTTCTTTCAACCTGAAGGTATAAGCATTTATCAATTAGCAAGACATCAGTTTTCAGAGTTTACTTTAATTAATCCTATGATTCAAAGTTGGGATCCACCGAGTATGACATCCGGCGATAGTCAACCAAGAGAAAATCAAATGGTTGTAATATACGAAGGTATAAAATATGCAACAGGAAGAATTACAACAGACAATCCTACAGGATTCGCAACACTGCACTATGACAGAACACCGTCACCATTAAGTGTAATGGGAGGCGGCACAGCAGGATTTTTTGGGGCAGGTGGTGTACTAGCAGGCGGCCTAGATGTGTTTGGTGACATTGCTAGTGGCGATGCTTTTGCAAATCCTTTTGCGTTAATTGGAACAGCGATTAAGGCAAAAAATACAGTTGAGAATGCAAAACAACTTACCAAAGAAGGTGTACGTAGAGAAGTACAAGGAATTACAGAAAAAAGTTTAGTTAATAGTGCTAGACAAACAATAGATCAAAAAGGTGTTGATAAATTTGATAATGCAAAAAGAACGAAAGCAAACGTAGGTAATCCATCAGGTGCCTCCGGCCAACTTACAAATAATAATACCACTGGAACGAATACCACTGGAACGACTACTTCTAATCAAGGACAGGTAAATTAACATGGCTTCAAATATATATACAACAGCAGATCAAACAAATTCAAATAATAGTAGTCAAGCAACAACAGACTTTTTTAACAATTATAATAAACAAGAAGTTAATTTAAAAACATCTGATGTATCTGCATTTGTTGATTTATTAACTAATAAAGGTATGGCAGAACAAACTGCTCAAGAAACTACAAATATTATTTTAAAACAATGTAACATTGATGAAGTAGATCCAATGACAGTGTTTGATGAACTAAGACAAACTACTAAGATGGAACTTACTGATTTACTAGGTGAAATTTTAAACATTAACAGACCTAAATCAAGTACATTAGGAACAGCAAAACAAAAAGTTACTAATAGTGCTAAACGAAATATTATTGACGGAGCATAACCATGGCTCTAAAATTTGCCCAAGGAAGATACGATCTTAAAAATCCTGACAAATATATAGGAACTAAAACACCTATGTATCGTAGTAGTTGGGAATGGCATTTTATGAAGTTGTGCGACGAACATCCTGCCATTGCAAAATGGGCAAGTGAAAGTATTAAAATTCCTTATAGAGATCCATTAACAGGAAAGTATACAGTATATGTTCCGGACTTTTTTATTGTATATAGTAATAAAAAAGGAAAAACAAAAGCAGAACTAATTGAAATCAAACCAGAGAATCAAACACTTCGAGAACGAGTGGGCAAAAGTCAATATAATCAAGCACAGTATATTAAAAACAAAGCAAAGTGGGAAGCCGCTTCTAAATATGCAAAACAAAATGGAATATTTTTTAGGATTGTTACAGAAAAAGATTTGTTCCATACAGGTAAGAGATAAGTACTACTATGACAAAGAAATTAGAAGAATTACTTGATCTTCCAGAAGTCAAAGAAACAATGGAACAAGTACAAGAACCAAAACAAGAACAAGCGCCGACTAAACAGGTTCAAAAAATGGAACGTAGCATGGCCGAATTTGATAAAATTTCAGCCGCTCTTCCAATGGTAAAAGGTTTAGGCGAACTTGCGGATAAAGAACTTGACGAACTTGCAGACAAGGCAAAAACAACGTATGAAGATCTAATGGATTTAGGCATGAACGTAGAATCACGTTATGCTGGCCGTGTTTTTGAAGTCGCAGTAGGTAGTTTAAAGAATGCTATCGATGCTAAAAGTGCTAAACTAGATAAAAAACTAAAAATGGTCGAATTGCAACTTAAAAAGCAACAAATTGACCAAAAAGCAGGCGACACAACAAATACACTAGATAGTGAGGGTGTTATCATCGACAGAAACTCACTCATACAAGAGATTTTAAACAAGCAAGAAGATAAATAACTATACATTAGGAGTAATCATGAGTTTTAAAAAATATCTATCAGAAGCAAATAAGCAATATGATTTTATCATTAAAGTTGCTGGAGAATTACCAGAGAATTTTGAAGATAGAATGGAAACTGCTTTGAAAAAATATGAAATTGCAAATCTTACAGCAGGTAAGAAAACTCCTATTCAAAGTGTACCTTTAGATTTTCCACAAAATACAAATTCAGAAGTTACTGTATATGAAACTACTTTAAACTATCCTACTACACAGGATCAATTAAAACACTACATTGCTAATTTTACAAATATTAGTGTTGAAGATATTAGAGTACGTAAACCAGGCGAACCATATGAAGAATATCAAAAAGAAAATGAAGACACAACATATGAATCAAAACTTATGGATGGCGAATATAAGTATGACGGACCTGAAGTTAACAAAGATGATTTAAATGTCACTGAAAAAGGTAAAGAAACATTCCTACAAACTCTTGCTAAAGAAGCAAAAGATAGACAAAAAGAAGAAGGTTAATACTATGGCTACACATGAAATGATTGACGTTATTACTAAATTAAAAAGTTTAGGTTATTACAACGAAGGCTTAAATGAAGCAAAAGATGCAATTTGTAAACATTGCGGATGTCATTTTGATAGACCAGATAAAGATTGTGATTGTGCCCATGATGGCGCTGATCCATCCGACGACTGTTGGGTAACACCTGAAGCATATAAAAATATGAATGAAGGCAAAAAGAAGATGGTAAAAGATCCTAAGACAGGTAAAATGGTTCCGGATTATGCTATTGACGGTAAAGGCAAAGACGATCTTAAAAAAGAAGATATTAAAGAAGCAATTACAATTACTGCTGATTCACCAGAGGATTTACCTGCACTACAAAGAATTATGAAACTTGCTGGTATGGAACCAGTAGGACAAGACATGATGCCACAAAGCGATGCACCACACATGAGTATGAAAAGTGATGGCGACATTAATGCTAATGACGATTGTGGTTGTGAAGATGAAACACCAGAAGGCTTTGCTAACTCAATGGGCAAAGAAAAAGATCAAGAAAAATATAGCGTAGACAGTTTAGAAAAACAATACGGCAAAACAGAAATTAAGAAATTACCTCGTAAATTTTCAATGCGAGGCGACAATCCACTCGAAGATGTCGAAGAGGCATTACGCCAAGAATACATTACATTTGTTAACGAAAGTGCAGACGTAAAAAAAAAGACTGACCTCTCTGAACAACAACTAAACGAAATAGCATTTGTTGCTCCTCTTATTTGGGGGTTACGAATCGGTTCAGCAGTTGCTACGGCATACTTCAGTTATGCGGCAATACAAAAACTAATAAAAATGTATGAAGATGGAAACGGTGATTGGTCTGTTTACATTCAAGCACTTCCTTTTACAGAAGAAACTCCATCAGCAGAGTGCGGAGAGTTCTTTAAACAAAATGGTTACGCGAAGGAAGGGTGGTGCAACCTAACTAGTGACTTTGGCAAAGGCCCAGATCAAGCGGCAGTAGCATTAATACGTAATCTATATATAGATATTGCACTTATGTTTGTCGGCGGTGGCGTATATAAACTGTCAAAGAATATGATCAAAAAAGTTAAAGCAAATAAGAAAGCGGCAAAAGATCTAGAAGAAACAGGCAAAAAACTTGTCGAAGAACTAGCAAAGCAAAAGAAAGTTCCAACTATAAGTTCAGCAAAAGATATTACTAAAGTTAATCAAAGTGTTTTAAAAGGTATAGCCGCTGTAAAGAATGCTGATATTATGATGGATGTGCAAGGAAAAATGAGAGTTCTTACTAATCTAAAAACGGGTGAAAAAATATTTTTAGATCCTACTAATCCTAAAGTTGCAAATTTACTAAAAAGATTAGAAAAATTTGACGGTAATACTGATGTTACTAGTATGTTTAATACGCTTAAAAAATATCAACCTAGTAATGTATCGCCGTCCGGCATTATTTTGCCAAAGTAATTACTACCCATTTAAAACCCACTAAATACTAGTATGGCACAACAAGCAAAAAGTCTAGACGGCGTACTTGTTAAAAAAGCACACTCGAAGACTAGATATACAAAAGAACAAATTGAAGACCTAAAAGCCTGTATGGATCCCATAACAGGTGCAAAGTTTTTCATGGATAACTTCTTTTATATACAACATCCTACGCAAGGTAAATTGTTGTTTCAACCTTTTGAATTTCAAGAAAGGTTAGTAAACTCATATCACAATCATAGATTTAATATTAATATGTTACCTAGACAAACAGGTAAAAGTACAACAGCGGCAGGTTATTTGTTGTGGTATGCAATGTTTAATCCTGATGTAACTGTGCTTATTGCGGCACACAAATATGCAGGTGCCCAAGAAATTATGCATCGTATTCGTTATGCTTACGAAGACTGTCCAGATCATATTAGATGTGGTGTAACTTCATATAACAAAGGGTCAATGGAATTTGATAACGGATCACGTATTGTATCACAAACAACAACAGACAATACAGGACGTGGTATGTCCATATCATTATTGTACTGTGATGAGTTTGCATTTGTTAATCCTACTATTGCCAAAGAATTCTGGACTGCAATTTCACCAACACTAGCAACAGGTGGTAAAGCAATTATTACTTCTACTCCAAACAGTGACGAAGATCAATTTGCACTTATTTGGACAGAAGCAATGAAACGGTTTGACGAACATGGCAATGATACAGAAGTAGGTGTTAACGGGTTTTTTGCTTTTACTGCTCATTGGAGTGAACATCCAGATAGAGATGACGCATGGGCCGCAGAAGAAAAATCACGTATTGGTGAAGAACGTTTTAGACGTGAGCATGAATGTGAATTCTTAATCTTTGATGAAACATTAATTAATTCAGTACGTCTTGCCGAACTTGAAGGACAAGATCCTTCTAAAAAGTTTGGACAAACAAGATGGTATAAGGAATGCGATGACAGAATGACATATGTTGTTAGCATGGATCCAAGTTTAGGAACAGGAGGTGATTACGCGGCCATTGAAGTATTTGAGTTGCCAACGTTTGAACAAGTAGCAGAATGGCAACACAATCTAACACCAATACAAGGGCAAATTAGAATTCTTGCTGATATCACTAGAACAATAAAAGAACAGTGTGAAGAAAAGAATGGACGATTGCCTCAAGTATACTACTCAATTGAAAATAACGCCATAGGCGAAGCGGCACTTGTTTCAGTTAAAGACTACGGTGAAGAAAACATTTACGGTATGTTTTTAAGTGAACCTATTAGAAAAGGGCATGTGCGTAAATTTAGAAAAGGATTCAATACTACACATAAAACAAAAATGAGTGCTTGTGCAAAATTCAAGTTCTTGTTAGAGCAGAGTAAACTTAAGATACGCAGTAAACCACTTATAAGTGAACTTAAGGCATTTGTAGCACACGGTACAACATTTGGTGCTAAGACAGGCGAGCATGACGATTTAGTTAGTGCTACACTATTAAATGTACGTATGCAACAGATATTAGCCGACTGGGATCCTGCGATATATGAAAAAATGAAGGATATTAATTCAGAAACGATACTACCAATGCCGGTATTTGTTTCGTACTAATAGTATAAATACATACATGAAGGGTTTAAATTCAATAGCATCATCATTATTTGAGAAGATTCGTTCTCGTTTTCCACGTATCGAAATGGGAGATGAAAACGGGGCACCAACTAGTGAGGAAAGCCAAGCAAGATTTTTCGATTTTGACTACGTTGTTAACAATGAAAATCAAGGTGCTGTAAGCATCAGTATTAAGGATCCAGATACACTAAAACTGTATTACAGCCAGGGAATGCTAGAGAATGCCAATGAAGCAGTTGAAAACGCTTGGTATAATTTTTTAAAAGAAATGCGGTTTTTTAGTAAGAAACACTTAATGGGGTTTGATGCTAAAGATATTGCTAAATCAAATTTAGATAAAAGAGATTATAAATATCTAAGTAATAACGTTCAGGAGACAGCGATGTATGGAAGTACAAAGTCTAGTTACGAAAACTTAGACAAAACAAAACTAATTATAAGACACAAAAAAGAAATTAATGCAGAACAAATGGGTGCTAGAGCACGTAATATTCAAACATTATTCATTGAAAATGATTCAGGCGAACGTTTTAAATATCCATTTAATCATTTAGCAGGTGCTAGAGCAATGGCTCGACATGTTGCTAATGGCGGCGTTCCACATGACGAATTTGGTTCACACATTATTGAAACTTCTGGAAATATTGCAAAACTATCCACATTCAAACGTTATGTACAACACAAAGACTTCATGAATACTACTTCAAATGATATTATTGAAGGCGCTCAGGTTGAACTTGATAATTTAAGAACACACGTTAAAAAGTTACAATCACAAGCATACTACACACAGCAAAAAGAAAACTTTATGCCTCTGGGTGCAGGGGACAGTGAATTGGGAGAAGACATTGTAAATGATCTTACCAATGCTTTTACAATACCACAGTTCAATCAAGATTTAACAGATATGTTTCCATTACTACATAAGATTCAACAAAGACGTATTAGCGAAACTACAGTTAGTTTAGATGATGTGTTAGATGAAAGTAATGACGCAATTATCTTTAAAGGCAAAGAGATTGACACAGATACTATCGAATACGATATGCAAGATTTTAGTGATATGATCTTTGTTACAGATATTGGTGTAAAATACACAGACGGCACAGAAGTAGATGATGCAGACATGGCAGAGTTAGAAGAACTTCCTGCATATATAGATTGGGTTTATCAAGACTACAATGACAGAATGGCCGACCAAGCAGACATGTATAGAGATGCACAAAGGCACGGTGATTTTGAATCAATTAATACTCCTGAAGACGATTTTGAATCATGGGCAGAATCAGTTGTCGATGAAACAATTGACAAACAAAAAATTGCTATCTTAAATAAAATGATAGATAAAAACCTACCAGTAGGTCCAGACGGAACAAATGCAATTAGTAGCCTTGAAGGTATTATTGATGAAGAAACTTTTAAGAAAGATATAATTGCTCTTGCAGATAATGATGCAGATGCAGATGCAAGACCACTAATACAATCATATATTAAAAATAATATGCCTAATATACTAGGACAGTTAGATTTTGGTGATATGAAAGAAGACGATACTACAGATGTAACTATTGACAAAGACGGTGCTATGTCTCTCCCAGGCAACGAAAAAGAAGAAGAGCCTAAAGACAAAAAAGCAAGTACCGAAGAAGTCATTGAGTTTGTACGCTCATTCTATGATAAAGAAACTGGGGCGTTTCCAAAAGGTGAAACTGGAGTGGTAATATCCGCTCGTAAGCGTTTTGGCGATTCCGTAGGGGATCTAGTCGAGAAGTTTGTATCCAAACTATCAGGTAACGAGGTACAAGTTGAAGACGACGATGTTAGTGAAGCAATTCCATATATGTACAAGTTACAAAAAGATGGAAAAAGTGTAGACGAGATTGCTAAAGAACTTGGCATGAAACCCGAAGATGTTGTACAAGCAATGAAAAAATCTAAAGATGTTAGCGAAGGCGGCAGTGCTTATGATATAGCGTCGACAGATTGTGAAAAAATAGTTGACGATGCAAGTACTGTGCAAGATGCTATCGAAGACATTGAAAAGTTAAAATCTAGTCAAGACGACGATGCAGATGGCAACTATGCTAAAAAAGTATGTGATGATTACATTTCTATGTTAAAAGAAAAAGGGTTACAAGCAGTACAAATGACTAACGCGACTAACGAAGAATTAGCACGTATCAAAGAACTAGCCGGATTATAACACCCATTAAAAATATAAGTTAAATACTTGCATGTACAAAGTATTTGACAACGTATTACCCAACACTATGCAGGATCACCTGCAAATGGTTTTTGAAGATCCTAATGTCCAATGGTTATGGCAACAAAACACAAGTGGTTTTGCAGATTGGGAACTTAACTATCTAGCCAACAATAAAGACATAAAAGAATCTCCACAGTTTGTGCATACAATATTAGATCCAGCAAACAATATAACTTGTTATACATGGGAAATGGTTAAGCCTATCTTTTACTTTTTGGAAAAAGAAACAGGATTAACAATTAAATCTATCGAACGTGTAAAAAGTAATTTAATGATACCCGACGGAACTGATCCAACTACAACATACAATCCTCCACATATTGATAGTCCACAAGACGAAAGCATGAGCATGATTTACTATCTTCATGATAGTAGTGGTGCAACAAGGCTTTTCAAAAATTCTTTAAAGCAAGGATTAGGAGATCTAGAAATTGAACAAGAAATAGAAGCAAAAAAGGGACGTTGTTTCATTTTTCCAAGCAACCGTTTCCATGCTAGTTCTAACCCAAGTTCAGATGTTTTAAGAAGAATGATTATTAATTTTGTGTTTACACCACAAAATAATCCACTTTGGTAAACAAACTTCTAAATTAAACTTGACTTTTACGTCAAGACTAAATATAATAGTAGATAGTTGTTAGAGATTATCTACCAACAGGCACATAAAGGCAAAACAAATAGGAGGCTTATATTATGGCAACACTAGCAGAAATCCGTGCAAAATTACGTGAACAAGAAGATCGTAAAGGCGGAGGCAACAAAAACAGCGGCGGCGATAACGCAATTTACCCACATTGGAATATGGCAGAAGGTAGCGAAGCAGTACTTCGTTTTCTTCCTGACTCTGATTCTGATAACGTATTCTTTTGGAAAGAACGTTTGATGATCAAACTTCCATTTGCTGGAATTAAAGGACAAACTGATTCACGTCCTGTAACAGTAAACGTTCCATGTATGGAAATGTATGGCGAATCATGTAACATTCTTAATGAAGTACGTGGTTGGTTTAAAGATCCATCATTGGAAGCACAAGGCAGAAAATATTGGAAAAAACGTTCTTATATTTTCCAAGGCTTTGTAGTAGATAATCCAATTAGTGATGATACTACTCCAGAAAATCCAATTAGACGTTTTATTATTGGACCACAAATCTTTCAAATCATTAAGGGTGCGTTAATGGATCCTGAAATGGAAGAATTGCCAACAGACTATGCAAGAGGTGTAGACTTTAGAATTAAGAAAACTTCTAAAGGTGGATATGCTGATTATTCAACTTCACAATGGTCACGTAGAGAACGTGCAGTAACTGAGATTGAAAAAGCGGCAATTGACGCAAATGGTTTGCATAACTTAAATGACTTTTTACCTAAGAAACCTTCTGAAGTTGAAGTTAAAGTAATGCAGGATATGTTTGAAGCATCAGTAGATGGTGAAGCATATGATCCAGATCGTTTTGGTCAGTACTTTCGTGCTCCAGGCATGAGTGCTCCAACTGGTGATCCAAAGCATACACCAGCGGCTCCGACAGCAACTCCGGCTCCAGCAGTAACACCCGAGCCAGTAGCAGAAGCGGCTCCGGCAGTACAAGAAACTGCTCCGGCGGCAACTAGTGCACCTGAAGGCGACGATAAACCAAGTAGCGAACGTGCTCAAGATATTTTAGCAATGATTCGTAACCGTCAATCGTAAGGAGTAATTATGGCGAAACCATTTGATGTATCAAAGTTTCGTAAAGGTCTCACCAAGTCTATTACAGGACTTGGTGTTGGCTTTAACGATCCAACAGACTGGGTAAGCACAGGCAACTATGCACTAAACTATCTTATTAGTGGCGACTTTCACAAAGGTGTTCCACTAGGTAAGGTTACAGTGTTTGCAGGTGAATCCGGAGCAGGCAAAAGTTATTTTGCTTCAGGTAACATTGTAAAGGCCGCTCAAGATCAAGGTATCTTTGTAGTACTAATCGACTCAGAGAATGCACTTGATGAAAAGTGGTTGAAAGCACTTGGAGTAGATACTGCTGAAGACAAACTAATGCGTCTATCAATGAGTATGATTGATGACGTTGCAAAAACAGTTTCAAACTTTATGGCAGATTATAAAGACGACTTTGGAGATCTTGATTCTTCAGAACGTCCTAAAGTATTGTTTGTAATTGATAGTTTAGGTATGCTACTAACACCAACTGATGTTGATCAGTTTACTAAAGGTGATATGAAAGGTGACATGGGGCGTAAGCCTAAGGCACTGACAGCACTTGTAAGAAACACTGTAAACATGTTTGGTAGTTACAATGTAGGCATGGTAGCAACTAATCACACATACGCATCACAAGATATGTTTGACCCTGATGATAAGATATCAGGCGGACAAGGATTTGTGTATGCTTCGAGTATTGTTGTTGCAATGAAAAAACTTAAACTTAAAGAAGACCTTGACGGTAAAAAGGTAACTGATGTACGTGGTATTAGAGCCGCTTGTAAGGTAATGAAAACACGTTACGCAAAACCTTTTGAAGGCGTACAAGTAAAGATTCCATACGAAACAGGTATGGATCCATACAGTGGTCTAGTTGACATGTTTGAAAAACAAGGTTTGTTAAAGCAACAAGGAAACAGACTAAAGTATGTAGACTCCAAAGGTCAAGAGATGTTACATTATAGAAAAGATTGGACTGGAGAACATCTGGAAGTCATTATGAAAGACTTTTCAGACAACGGTGATAAGTATAACGAAAATATTGAAACCGTTGAGGAGACTCCTAGTGAATCTGAATGATGAACAACTAATTGACTTATGGGATTCGTTTGCTGATTTTGTTGATACAAAAAGTAAACAGGATTGTGCTAACAAATTTATAAACTGGTGTATAGATAATGGTCTAGACGAACCAGTACTATATGAGTTAGCCGATCAGGATCCGTACCTTAAAGACGCTGTAGATGAAATCTATGGTGACGATGAGGGATATGACAATGATGACGAGTATGAAGAAGAAGACTATTAAATGATAAATTGGTATTCAAGGATCTCAACAGATATTTCTTGTATTCCTGATGCTATATTATGGTATGAGGAACAAATGCAAGAAGCAAGACTTGAGTGTGGACTTAGAGGCAATCTTGAAAAGAATGCCGCCGCATTACCAGGTGTTGTTGAACAGCGATTTGGACAATTACAAGAGATTGAAGCGATTCTTGAATACCTAAACATCGAACTTCGAAGAACAAGAGCAAAGTTTTTTAAACAGTATTTAGAAAACTATCAAAGAGCATTATCCAGCCGTGATGTAGAAAAATATGTTGACGGCGAAGCAGACGTAGTTGATATGGAAAAGATTATTAATGAGTTTGCACTGCTACGTAACAAGTGGTTAGGAATCTTAAAAGGCATTGACATGAAGCAATGGCAGATAACTAATATTACTAAACTACGTGTAGCAGGAATGGAAGATGCATCAATTTGATACAGTAATAATCAAACATAAACAAAAAGATTACGACGCTTGTTATGAGCGTTGTGTCGATTTGGGCTATAACAACAATAGTATTACAAGTATACATACTATAGATTCCCCAATTCCAAAAGCAACACACGGAAACTATAAAAATTACAGAAATAGTAATCACAGAACCGATCCTGATTTTTTAAATTTTTATAGACATTTTAAAGCATGGAAATTAGGTGTACAGTTAGACAAACCTATATTAATAATTGAAGATAACGTTTTTCAACAATTTCCTTTGCCTGGCAACATTAATAATTTCTATACTGAGATATTAAATTGTAGTGCTGGTAACTGGGAATACGAAAATACTATATTATCTCTGCCTAAATCGGATCATAAAATAGGTGGTGATGATTATCCAATTTTTCAACGTAACTGTTTATCAAATAGTAAAGCATATCTAATTACTCCATTAGGTTGTAAAAAAGCATTAGATATAAATGTAAAGTACGGATATATAATACCAAGAGTTATGTTTAACAGTGTATTATTTGATGTTAAATATTTTAAAAGAAAATTATTTGTATGAACTTTTTAGCAATAATCAACAAATAGATACTGGCAAACTGCTACAAATAAATATATGTATGAAAACAGTTGTACTAGTCACAGGCGGATTCGATCCACTACACTCCGGGCATATAGCCTATTTTAAAGAAGCAAAGAAGTTAGGCAATAAACTAGTTGTTGGTGTAAACAGCGATGCTTGGCTAACTCGCAAAAAAGGCAGACCATTTATGCCATGGGAAGAACGTTCTATTATTATTGAATCATTAGAATGTGTGGACCATGTTATTGATTTTAATGACGATGATGGTAGTGCTACTGATGCTATTAACAAAACTAGAAAACTTTTTCCAAAAAGTGAAATAGTGTTTGCTAACGGTGGTGACAGACAAGCAGAAAACATACCAGAGTTATTTGATGATAACACCGGAGAATTAAGATTTGTTTATGGTGTTGGCGGCGAAGATAAAAAGAATTCAAGCAGTTGGATTTTAGAAGATTACAAACATCCTAAAACTGAACGACCGTGGGGTTACTATAGAGTTTTGTTTGGTGTTGGTAATGAAGTTAAGTTAAAAGAACTTACAGTTGATCCAGGAAAAATGTTGAGTATGCAAAAACATAAACACAGAGCCGAGCATTGGTTTGTTAGCGAAGGACAAGCAACGGTTAACACAATTAATACACAATCAACTGACATGGAAGAATGGTGTACATTAAATAAACATCAAACAATACATGTAAGTACAAATGAGTGGCATCAGTTAGTTAATAACACAAATAAACCTCTTAAAATTATTGAAATACAATACGGCGAAAACTGTATAGAAGATGATATTGAACGTATCGGTGTTGATGATAATTACGGGAAAGGAAAATAATGAATAAAATATATATTGGGTATGATTCCCGTGAACCAATCGCAAGTACAGTTTGCGAACATAGTTTAAGACGAACTACAGAAGAACCTTTAGATATTAACTATCTTAAGATCAACGAACTTAGAGATCAAGGAATTTATAAAAGACCAGATGATGCCTTAGGAAGTACAGAATTTACATTTACTAGATTTTTGATTCCTTACTTGCAAGATTACAAAGGTTGGGCATTATTTTGTGATTGTGATTTTTTATGGTTAGAAGATGTTGATAAATTGTTCTCTTTAAGAGACGACAAGTATGCGGTCATGTGTGTTCATCATGATTACACTCCTAAAGAAGGCGAAAAGATGGACGGAAAGCAACAAACACTATATCCAAGAAAAAATTGGAGTTCAATGGTGTTATGGAACTGCGGACATCCTAGTAATTCACAAGTTATACCAAGTATGGTAAACAAAGAAACAGGAAAATACATGCATCGCTTCAGTTGGCTAAAAGATAGTGAAATTGGTCAGATAAATCATGAGTGGAATTGGTTAGAAGGTTGGTATAAAGAACCAAAAGACGGAAAACCTAAAGCAATACACTTTACTGAAGGCGGACCTTGGTTTAAAAACTGCCAAGATGTTGATTATGCAGACAAATGGTTACAATCTGCAATACAAACCGGCGTACCATGGGAAAAAATCTAGAAATGTTTTACTAAACATGATCTTTTTAAGTAAAAACGGAACAGACGAATATATTAATATGCTTGCCTCCAGTTTTAGTACACTACCTACTGATTCTAACAAGTTTAGTTACTCACAAAACAATGATCCAATATTTTTACGTGGAATTTTGAAGTATAAATTGATGTTTCAGTGTAAAGAACAAGAACGCGACTTTTATTACATGGATAGTGGATACATGGGCAACTATAAAGGACCAAGTAATCCGCATGGTTGGAAAATATGGCATAGAATTGTTAAGAATGATTTACAACACAATGAAATTGTGGATAGACCTGATGATAGATTCAAAAAATTAGGTATAAAAATTCCTAAATGGAAGAAAGA